GGAAAAACTCTAATCACTCTCATGTACTGTTAACATCCCTTACCGCTAAGGTAGCGTATACCCGCCGCGCGGGGGTGTCAAAAAGGTCCTGGCCGACAAAATGGCCCTCGGCATAGCGGCAGTTGTCGGCAGCGATACGGAAATAGCTTTCCTTCAATTCGACCCCGATTCCCTTTCGGCCGAACCGAACCGCCTGATAGACTTCTGAGCCTATTCCCATGAACGGAGTCAACACCGTCTCCCCGGGATTGGAGTACAGCTTGATGCACCGCTCAATGGCTCCAAGTTGCAGGGGGCAGATGTGCTTTTCGTCATCGGCGTCGCGGGCCGGGGCATAGCGGAGCACGTCCGACTCCCGGATGCCGAACCAGATGCCGTGAGCCCAGTTGATCCACGTCTCGTTTTCCATGTCGCCATTCTCGACGGGGCGAATCTGGACAGCGTTCTCCCCCGGCTTCTTGAATATCAATATCTGGTCGATGATGGCAGGCCGGGAGTGAGAGGAATCCTTGCGGAGTTGAGCGAATAGGAGCGCCTTGCTCTTGATGCGGATCGCTTGCGCCTGAGGATTCTTCTGGATGAACGCGCGACCGACAAACACCCAGCCCTCCCGCTCATAGGCGCGTATCACTTCCCCGGGGAAATCGCGCATGCCGATGTAGCCGTCTTTCACTTCCATCGCGGGGATGTCAGAGGAATGGACGCACGTCAAGCGGCCGGGCTTTGTCACGCGGAGCACTTCGCGGATGATGAAGGCATAGTGCTGGAAAAACTCCCCCCAGTCCTTCGAGTTTCCCAGATCGTGCTCGCTGTTCGTGTAGGTGTAGAGGTCCGCGAACGGTGGGGAGTACACTGAAAGGTCGATGCTGTTCTCGGACAGCTTCGGAAGCTCTTGGCACGAATCCCCGTTGATCGCTCGGAAGTTTGCGCCCGTCACTTCCTCATAGAACGCCGATTCCGCCTGCTTTACTTCGTCGCCCATGTTCAATTCCCGCCTTTCGTAGATTGCGATATTGCGCAGCAGCTCGCTGGTCATCAGCTTCGCCACGCGCTCCTTGCGTTTCACGTTCTCCCATATCTCCTGCTCGGCTGCCGACATGATGATGAACACGTTGACCGGGTGTTTCTGCCCGTAGCGCCATTCTCGGCGGATGCACTGGTAGTACGATTCCCATGAATCGTTCATGCCGAAGAAGATCATATTGTGAGCTGATTGAAGATTTAGGCCCCATCCGCATATTTTCGGTTTACTTAGAAGAATTGAAGTCTCTCCGTCGATGAACTGTTCTATTCTTTTTTCTTTCTCTCCGATAGGCAACTCGCCATAAACGGACGAATAATCCTTGATTATTCCCTCAATCGCTTCTTGCTCAGAATTGAGGCCGCACCAAATCACCCACCGAGATATTTTATCGCTTTCATTAGCAATTTCGGATTGTCCTTGAACGATCCCAGTCCGAAGTTGCAATTCACGCAGAGCAACCCCCGTATCTTCTTTGTGTTGTGGCAATGATCCACATAGGGCTTTTCCATTTCCTGATTGCAGATGGCGCATTTCCCCTTCTGTTGATCCAGCATAGACCGGAACTCCTGCGCTGTTATCCCATAGAGTCGCATTCTCTGATTTTGTCTTCTCTCTGGATTTTCCTTCTGCCACTTCTTGACTTGCGCCCTCGCTTCCACCCTGCGCCATTCGTCCCGAGCGTACAATTCCCTTCTCCGTTCGTTTACCTTCGCCTGTTGCTCCGGAGTCCTCTTCCACTTTTCCAAGTGAGATTGCCTGTACGCCTTCATGTATTCCGATTTGCTCATGCCGATTATTATACGCTTTGGAATTAATAATATCAAGCACTTTGCCGAGACGGTCGGGAATCGTTGAGCGTCTGACATTTGTCCTGTCCGTGATACCGGATAGCTTCGAGTGAAAAAGCTCCCCCTCAGGCACGTAGTCAGATTCGACGACTATCGGCGTGATGGTGAGTTTCGGAAGTATGTAGCCTTCATCGGAATAACCCAGCTCGGACGGCCGCGCCATCGCCACGGCCCACGATGCCATCCACTCGTAGAACGGACCGCGTGCATGATTCTTCAACCGCCATTCCTGGCCCTGCTTGTTGCTATGCTTCTTGCGCGTGATTGAGCCGTCCTGTTCCTCTCGCTCGTCCTGCTTGTTGGCGTGGATGAAAAACATGGCAAGCATTTCCGCGCTCTTGCAGATGCCGAGAAACTCGGCGTGATTTCCGATCTCGCTTTGATCATTAGGTGCCGGGGTAGCCGTGCAGCAGAGGCGATATTTCACCGTGGCGCACCGCTCGGTCAAGAGTTTTCGCGTCACCCCGCCGATGGATTTCAGGATGGACGATTCATCGAGAACGACCGCTCCGAATTGCGAGAAGTCAAGCGCGTCGATCATTTCATAGTTGCAGATCGAAAACGGTCCCGACACGTCGGCCATGCTTCGGATGTACTTGATCTCAATTCCGATCTTTGCTCCCTCGCGGATCGTCTGCCGTGTCACAGACAACGGGGCGATGATGAGCGTGCGCTCGCCAAGAAGGCGAGCCCATTCAAGCTGGATGAAGGTTTTTCCCAGGCCCGTATCGAGAAAGATTGCCGCGCGCCCCTTGTGACACGCCCACCGCACTATGTCACGCTGGAAAGGGTAGAGCATGGAATTGACCTGCTCGTCGGAGATCTCGATTCCCGCGTACTCCGCTCGTGCCTTCTTTGACTGCAAAAACTCGGTGTATGTCACGATACAAGCTCCCTTTCGCGCACGCCTTCTTCGATCTGCTTGCGCTTCCACCAGACCCAGCCGGGCTTGTAGCCCTTCTGCCGCGCAATCTCATGCAGCAGCGTCACGTTCACCGTAAGGCGCGGCGCATCGCGCTCGACCAGATGCCAGTATACCCACATCGGCGCGCGCCCCAATTCCTCGGCCACGCGCAACAACTCCCCCACGGGCCCTTGGGCGATTCGCGGGGGATCCTCGGTGAGTGCCGAAAGCCATGCGTCGGTTGCCGCGCCTATGCGGTCCTGCACGTCACGGCGTTCCTCGGGGGCAAGGGTCGTCCACGCCTTCGGGGCCGTTCGCTCGACAAGCGGGACGTCGAGCTCCATGACCTCCTGCTCCTCTACGGGCAGAAGCTTACATCGCCCCTTGCATGCGGGGTCGCGGCAATACTCGCCGTCACGGTAGGGGCAGAAGCGCATGGCATCGGTGGGCTCGGCACGCTCGCGCTTTTCGGTGCCCGTGAAGTTCCATTGGATATCGGGGACGAAAAACAGAGGCACCCCGGGGTATCGCGGATCGGTATGCGCTTTAATCATGTTCGCGTGGTCGATGAAAAACGCCTCCCGCTTGCCCGCGAAAGGGCGTAGCAGGCGGCCGACCATCTGAAAGTACAGCGCGCGCGATAGCGTCGGGCGGATACTTGCGCCGTATTCGAGGTTCGGGATATCGACGCCGTACGTGGCAAGGTCGCAATTGACAAGGCCGTCGATGTGCTCCTCACGCATCGCGCGGAAGGCGAAATCGCGGTCGCCCTTCGGCATGTCGCCCCAAATCGCGCGGAAGTTGTATCCCGCGTCGTTGAAGGCGGCGGCCGTTTCCTTTGCGCTTTTCACACTTCGCGTGAAGATCAGCGCGGGGCGATTGCCTCCGTTCTCCCGCACGCCGTACTTGCGATAGAACTTGATGACGTTGCCGTAGATCACTCGCTTATTGCGGTCGATGAAAGCCTCGTATTCCGCCTCTATGACCTCGGTGCCGCGCCAGTGCAGCTTGTCGAATCCCTCGATAGGAGGTGGGGCAAAGTAGCGCAGGGGTGCAAGGAAATCGCGCTCGGTGAGCCACGGGATCGACGGCCCGTAGTGGATGCACTCATAGGGTCCGCCGATGTTCACGCCGTCCACCATGAGGATGCCAAGCCCGCGGCCATCCAAACGCTCAGGGGTAGCGGTCAGCCCGATCACTTTCAGCGCGGGTTTCTCTGCGGATGCGGTGTCGATGATGAGCGCCTGAGCGTCGTAGTACAGGTGCGCCTCGTCGAATATCAGCACATCGGGCCAACGCTTGATGCGATGCAGGCGCCGCAGGAGCGTGTCCTTCGATACGATATGCACGCGGAAGGCGCGCGACTCCTCCTTGCCTGCCGCGATGATGCCGTGCGGGATTTTCCAGCGTGCGAAATGCTTGCTTGCCTGCTTCAAGAGCTCGTTACGCGGGACGACAAACCAGATCACGCGCTCGGCCGAAAGGCCCATCGCCAGTGACACTATCTCCGCGACTTCCGCCGTTTTCCCGCCCCCCGTGGGTAGCTGGTGCAGGACGGAGCGATGCTCGCGGATCAGCGGGCGCAACTCGGCTATGTCGGTGGCCTGGTAGTCGCGGAGGCTCATTAGAATGGCATGTCCATGTCGTCTTCTGTTTCGAGTAGAACAGTGTGAGAAACATGCTCCTTCTCGAAGTATTCCAGAGCCTTGACAACGTAGAATTGTTTTCCTGGATTTCTCTCCGCAAGACGCTGCGCCTCTGATATCGCGTTTCTATATGAAAAATGGCGAAATGTTGGATTGTGACCGCCCGGTTCCCACACAAGCCAAAATACTTCCTCATGATTAGGTACTTGATTTGGCATCTTACTCCCCCTTCCTGTAGACCCAGCTGCCGACCTGGTACTCGGGATTCGAGAGGTCGGCAAGGTCGTTAAACGTGCGGTCCGGTGCGCGCTTGAAGAAATCGGCCGTCGCCTTGCGCACATCGGCAAGCGAATAGTCATGCCCGCCAAGGAAGCCGCCCGCCTTCACCTTCGGCCACCACTCCGTGATATCGGCGAGTGCCGCCTTGTAGCTATGATCGCCGTCGATGTACACGAAATCAACTGACGCATCGGCGACGGTTGGTGCCACGTCCAGCGAGCGCGCTTTGTGCTTGACGATATTGCCGGCGTCCCTCGCACGCACGTCGAATGCGGCCTCGATGCCCGCGCGATAGGCAAGGGAAATGCGCGCAAGGTCGTCGAAGGCCCACGGATCAACGCAGTGCACGGTCGTAAAGTACCGCGCCCAGATCACCGCCGACTCCCCCGCGAATGAGCCGATCTCGTACATGACGCTTTTCGTGATTTCCCATGTATGGCGGGGGATACTGAAAATGACGTCACTCGGCCCGACCATGTACTCGCACATGTCGACAAGCCCCTGCGTCATCTGCGGCCCCAGTGCCTCGCGCATCGACATCATCATGCGATCCATTTCAGTTTACCTCACTCGGCGGGAGCGGCGGGAGCTTTGCACCGGCCGGGGCGATGACAAGGCCGGATATCGCCTGCTTGCAGAGGGCGAGCACGTTTGCATCCGTGCAATCGCTTACGAAACACGCGGCACGGCCTGCACGCAGGAACGTCGGCTGCAGCGGGATGTTCGGCCCGAATCCCTTGACAAAGTTCACGCCCTGCATGCCTTGGGCATTCGGCGGCCCGAACAGCAGGCACACGGTTTTTGCGGGGTCAAAGATGTATGACTCCCCGTCCTCGCGCACGGCCTCCGAGTAGAGCACGGCCAGCCCGAGGTGGTAGATGCATGGCAGGCCCGACACCAGGCGCCCGTCAGGTTTCATGAGTTCCATGTTGCTCCTCCCGCGTTTTCCCGCGCCCGGGTATAGGAATCGCTCATTTTCGACCATGCGACCATTTCAGGGAGTCCCATGAGTGGCAGGATCACGATCTCCATCCACGTGATAAACTTTGCTTTTCGCCCTACTGTGTGCATTATTTCGCAAGCCTGTATGACCGTAAGCTTTCTCTGTTTCGCCTTCATTTCTCCCTCGCTTTCTGTAGCTCGCTTTCAAGCCACGCCACATAGCCCGCGTCGATGAACTCGCCAAGCGCCGAGGGATGCACCATCATCACGCGTTGCACTTCGCGCCCGCATGCGGTGAGATACTCGCGCGAGAACGGGCGGGTGTACTCGGGACGGCGCGCGGTCATTTCCAAAGCCTCGCAAGCCACGCCGCCAATTCTTGAACTTCCCTTCCTGTAGCCTTTCTCAAACGGGGAGGAGTTGAATCCCCAAGGATTTCAATCATCGCCTGTTTTACTTTTACGCGCCCTGTTTTCTGGTTGACATAGGCATGTGCCTGGATCCTGAGCATTTCTGCTCTTTCGTTAATCGTCATAGCCCCAGCTCCTTTCTCACCGCCTAAAAAGGCGGCTCCCCTTCGAGGATGGATGCGGAAAACACCATGCAGCGGCGCACCTCTCCAAGCGCGTTGACTACCTTGTCCTTGTCAGTGCACAGCGTGTGACGTGAAAGCACGCGCGCATATTGCGTCGTGGTGCCCATGATGCGTGCAAGCTCGGGCCTGCCGCGTGCGATGCTGAATTGCCCCGTTCGCGGCATGATGTACAAGCCGTACAGATTCAGCGTGCGACGGAAGCGCTCTTCTTTCTCAGGCGACAGCGGTTCGGCGACAAGCGATATCTCATCCTTTTCCACGCCCTTCGACAGCGCAAGTGCCATTTGCCCCACTGTGTACTTTTGCGGTGCATCGGCGGCCTGCACGATAGCCGTCAACAGGCGATTGATGATCGTGTCCGCATCGTTGTCGAGGACCTCGGGCGGCTTCGTGTCATAGACCTTGGAAAGCCATTCCGCGAGCTCGGCCTCCTCCGGCCTTTTGCTTTTCCAGACGACCCAGTGAGCGGCGAACAGGATGCCCTCGAGCTTCGCATAGCGGGTGTCAAAGCCTGATGCATCGCGGATCGGCTCGATCATGGCATCGGCAAGGCGCAGTATTTCGTCGATTCGCGGCCAGACAAACGCACGCACGGCTGCGCAATTGGGGGGCGTAAAAAGGGACTCTGCTTTTGATTTCACGCGTGGCCATGCGTTTCCGTCGGGCTTCACCAGATCGACGGTGAAAAAACGGGAGGTGTCCGCCTGGCGCTCAAGCCCCGGCGATATGCCTGCAAGCAGGTACTGGCAGTGCGTTGCAAATGACATCGCCCGCCCGCTCATGGTGCCTTTTACGATCGGCGGGGAATCGTTGCTTGTCGATTGCCGTACAAGGTCGAGGATGCCGAATGCCCGCCGTGTATTGTTGTCCTCGTTTTTCATGAACTCAAGCTCATCGATAACCGTAGGCAAGCAATCATTACCGACTGTCTGCCGGACCCCCGCCTCGGTTGACGCACCTGAGAAATACAGCGGCTTTGCAAGCGGGTTGACCACCATGTCGAGGATCGTCGATTTACCCACCCCGGATTCGCCTGTCAGGTACCCGGCGGGCCGCCACGGCAGGGCGCCGCAGAACGGCGATATTGCGCACCATGCGAGCAGTCGCGCGCAGTCGGCTTGCGTCTCGAATGACATTTCTGAGGCCGCGGAAAACATGGCCGTGCGTGTTTCGGCGGACGCAGGAGCCACATCCAGGCCCATGTCCAGCGCGGCTTTCGATTGGTAGATGAACGCACCCGAGGAGTCACCATACAGCCTCTCCCCATCGTTGAAAATGAATGTCAAACCGCACGCTCCAAGGAAAGCAATTCGTCCATGCGTTCAAGGACGCGCATCCTGCCGAGGTGCTTGCCGAGATATTTCCATGCATAGAAGCCCGCGACGTAGGGCTTGAACCATTCCGAGTGCTCATAGATGAACGGCTGATTCATCTTCACGCGCCCCTGTATGCGAAGGTGACAACGCTGGCACAACGGCGCAAGGTTCCACCATCGGCAATTCGATTTGTCGCCGTCGAGGTGATGAACGGTAAGAACGTGGCCCGACTTCACATCATGCGGATGGCCACAGCGGACGCACTTCCACCCTGCGGCTTTCTTGATGCGCTTCGCGATCTTGTACCAGTTCGAAGGATATTCGCCAATCATTCCTCTCTCCAACATCCGCGGCCGCGGAGCTTGCGCGTGTCAAACGCTTTGCCCCCGCCGTCCTGTATGATGTCCTCGATTGCCTTGTCCCACGACAGTTTCTCGCCGTTTGAGTAGTGCGTGTACCAGTAGGCGAAGGGGCCGAGCACTTTCAGCTTTTCCTTGCCCAGCGATTCAAGCCGCCACGCCTGTATGCGACCGAATTGATCCGTGAAATACGTAAGGCCGTCGTCGGCGGTGCCGTGGATGATAAACGGCGGCTTCTCATCCGCTGTCGGCTCCTCGGGTTTTGGTGACCGTGAGGAGTGCGTCCAGAACTTATTCAGCTCCGCCTTTGAAAGCTTGTAGCGCTCCATCAACGCGGGACGCGAGATAATGAATTGCTCCTCGGACAGCAGGTCAAGCTCGGCCATCAGCTCGTTGATCTGCGCGGAGGCATCTTTCTTTGCTTTCTTCCCCAGCGTTCGGCGTGCCGTTACACTCGGCAATTCAGACGGCGGTGCGGGGTCGCGTCGAGTTTCCAGTTCCTTCGAATCCGACCAGCGGATCCCGCACGGCTCGCACATGGCACTTCCGTCCTCGTAGAGAATGACGGGCACGCCGCAATTTGTGCAAATAGGGATGGGCATCAGGCGCGCCTATCGACCGCTCATGCATTTCGCGCGATGCTCGGCCATCGCCAACTTCTTGGCCTCCGCGCCCGATGAGGCGTGCACGTTGTGCCAGCACGCCAGCAGGTGAGGCGCAAACCACTGCGTATATGCTCGCAACCGCGGACGACGTTTCCCCGGAGTTTCCACGACTGCGACGTGAATGAGGCTGTCGGGTGCGGATGAGAAGATTCTCATTTCGGCGCCTCAATCGCGGTCGGCGTGATCACCTGCGGCTTGTCAAGCTCGGCCTGGATGCGGGCGGCAATCACCGCGCGCTCTGTAGGCGATGACTCGGCAAGGATCATGTCGATGTTATGCGAAAGCATTCCGCGCACCATCCACATCCACAGGCATGAAAGGCCGATTACGACCTCCACGAGGATGACGATGAGGTTCTTGACATCCGGTGCAAGCTCGAATCCCGCGTAGTGAAGCGCGGTGAACGCCACGAAGTTGACCAGTAGCCACATGAGGCCCTCGGCGCCCGCCATCCCGAGGATGAACAGCGCGATTGACGCCCGACGGCGCGCGCGCACGCGATCTTCGAAGGTCATGCCTTGCCTCGCAATCGCTGGAAGAATCCACGGCGCGGAATGACGGCCGTCTCCCCGGGTAGAGGGTTCAGGCGATTCCAGATCTCGACAGCCTTCGCCATAGTAGCGCCTCGACATTCGATCGCGTGCGACTTCAGATCGTTATAGCAGTAGACAGTTATGAAATCGCTCACATCATCATCATAAGGCTTGCCACCGCACAAAACGCATGGATTGATTGTCATATTTCCTCCGATCCTTTGATAGACTTGCATAACAGAACGAGCATAGCGCAGGCCTTTTGCATCACAACGCCAGCCGCGATTGTAGTAGCACGCCGCCCGCACGGGGTCGTAGCGTGCACGCAACAGGCACAGCGCAAGGAATGTCGAGCCGTCCATGAGGCCCGGATGCCAGCGGCTATTGATCTGCCACAGGCCGCGATCCACGCTGCCATCAAAGTTTATGTGGCGCGCCCGGGGGTTAAACTGCGACTCGCGCTCCACGATTGCAACGGCCAGCACGGGGTCCACGGATGCCGCGCGCGCCGCAGCGGCCACTTGCAAGACAAGCGGTGCGGGGCGACCGAGTGCAAAGGCGAGGAGTGCGACGGTGAGGATCATGCCGTAGACTCCGCTGGTGCAGCCTCGGGCTTTCTCGGGTAGCCGCGCTCATCAATAAGCCGATAGCCGGCGCGCTCGACCATGAAATTGATGAGCTGGCATTTGTTCGGCGAGTCGTGCATGCTGAGCGGGCTGACGATTGTCTTGCCGTAGACCCGTATGCCCGCCGATTGCAGGCCTTTTAGAATCTTTTCCTCTGTGAGATTCACGTCTTTCCTCCTTTTAACTCCGCCACGCGCTGTAGGCGATACTCGACGAGCAGCTCGCGTACCGCTCCCATGGCGCGCGCACCCAGAGCGTGCGGATCATGCCGCCAGAATACGCCGTTGGTATGGCGCTCGCATTCGCGGTCCCAATCCAGCATGCCCTTGGCCAAGTCCACCCACACATTGGTGTAGGCTTCACTCACGGAAAACGCGATATACAGACGGTCCGCCCCGCGCTTCTGCCAGCGGGTGACGCTATTGATTCCGGGAATCGCCCGTATGCGCGAGGAAAGCATGCCGGGGGTCATCTTCCGTCGTCCTTTTCCGCGTCCAGCACCACGCGGAGGCTTAAAACAATCTGTCGCGCATTATTCAGGTAATGCAGGAAGTCCTCCGTATCGCGTGCGGCGGCCGCCTGCGTAAGAAGTTTTTCCACGCGCGCAAGGCTCTTGCTGATCAGGCAGTCGTCCATCACACGCCCGAAAACGCACACGGGGATGATCCAGATCAAATGCCATGCGGAAATCATACGCACCTCCTTTCAAATGTTGCCCGTCTCTCCGGGCTGTCACGGAATGGAGCTTGAATTGCGTTCCGTCAGCTCTTTTCACGTCGCTCCCCGACGCCGCCTCTTTTAGTTGGTTAGGGGCGGGTTTGCCTTGAATCCGGGCCAGGATTTACCAACGGCAAGGATGGAAGCGGCAGGAGTCGAACCTGTAGCCGGGCCATATATATTATCCCGACCGCTCCCGAATTGGGGCCGAAAGCCGAATCCTCTCGGCCCATGACTACACGAGAGAAACCGTTGAATGTCTGTCCCTTCTACGCTTTGCCTCCTTTCAGAAAGCGGGCGGAGTCGATGTGAGGCCGTGGCGTCACAAGCCCCCGCCCTAAGCGCCCGGCCGAAACACGGTGCGCGTTATCCCCAGCTTAGAAGATGTCCGGAGCACTGCCAGGCAGGCCGAGCTCGCCCTGTTCCGCCGCGGGTGCCGCGCTTGCCTTCACATCGGGCGCGGGGGCCACCGCTGCCACGGCTTCCTTGATGATCGTCTGCCCGGCGTCGGCCAGCTGTTTCTCGACGTCGGCGGCGCTTGCGCCTTTCTGCGCGGGCGCGTCCGGCGTCACGTCGATCGCTTCCTCTTCCTCGGCAAGCGGCTGCGGGATGACCTTCGCGATGTGCAGGTCGTAGAGGATCGCGTTGATCACGGTTTTCTCGCCCATGCCGTCGAAGGATGTCTGCCACGCGCCTCCGGCCTGGCTGTACGCCTTGCTGTACTTCTTCGCGTGCGCTTCCACCTGGGCGCGGGTCATCCACTTCACGAACGACCGCCCGGACTTCAGCATGACAAACGCGATGTACCCTTTGGCCCGGCCGCGTTCGCCCTGTGACGGGGTGAGCTCGAAATCGTCCCCGTGTGCCGTGCGCTTCAGGGTCAGGGTGTCTTTTTCGTAGACGGTATCCGCGCCGATGTACTCCACGGCCCCTGTGCGGTTTGCCAGCACGCACAGCCCGTTTTTCTCGCGCTGGTAGCGGATGGTGTCCCCGTAGGCGATGATGCACGCCTCCCCGTCCTGCGGGTTCAGCGACAGGCGATCCGCGGCGGCTTTCTGGAGCGAGCGCAGGAAGCTGATTTTACCGGTGTCCGTGGAAAGTGCCTGCCGCAGTTCCTTTTTCTCGTAGACCATAAGCGCGGCCTGATTGAGAAATGCGCGCCGCTCGGACTTGTCGGGCAGGAATGCCTCGATGTCGGGTGTCCAGCCCACCAGCGCCTGCTTGACGTCGTGGTCGCTCACGGCGATTGCGGTTGTATGCGCCATCAGATTGCCTCGCCTTCAGGTTCGACCGTGAACGTGGCCGTGCTTTCCGAATTGTTGAATGCGACGCCAGTACAAATGACGTTGCCGCCCGCGTAGTTTTGCTCGTTCATCCACTCCTCGACGATCTCCATGAGCGTGGCCTGATTGAGCACAATCTGTCTTTTCCCCTTCACTCTCTCACCCTCCTATCGAAAGATTTTGCCGTCGAAGCTGCCGAGCTTTTTCCCGGCGGCCGACATGAAGACCACTTTGTCCTGGCTTTCGGTATCGATGACCGCATCGCGTCCCATGCGCTTGCACACCGAGGAAAGCGTGAGCACCTTCAACTCCTCGGCGCGCTTGCCAAGGCGGCCACTTTCTTTGATTTCATCCTTGATCAACTTGCGCTCGCTCACCCAGCGTTCCTCCTGCTCGGTCAGCACGATTGTGCCTACAGGCTCGGGGAATGCGCGGCGAATATCGTCGTAGCGCGTGAAGTCCGGTTCCTCGTTGCCCTTGATATAGCGCGCCCAGAAATCGGAATAGAACTCGACAAGCGTTTTCTGCAACGATGGCGATGCGGGCACAGGATACTGATGGAAAAACCCCATCTCGGCCATCGTCGATGCCCAGTGAATCGGTCGGCTCTCAAGGTCGATTGCAAATCCACCAGGAACAGCATGCTGCTTGTGAAGAGCATACTTTCCAGGAGCACCAATTCCGCTCAATTCTTGCGTAACCCACCCCTCCTTCTCCCATTCGTCGACGCGCTTCGGGAAGGTCAGCACGCTCACGTTGCACTCGGATGCGCCCGTGCAGAGCATTTGGTGCTGGACCTGCACCTGGTATCCCTGCGGGACGCGGTCGGTGCCCGGCGTGCCCCAGGAGTCCCAGAAGTTCATCATGCTGGTGGTCTTGCCTTCGTGGAGGGTCTCGAAGTTTTCGTAAACGCCGTCGATATGGCAGGTCACGTAGGCGTCATCCGTGAGGCTCACGGGATTCACAAGGCACCCGCCGCTTTCAAGGTGGGCATACAGCCATTCACGATTCGTGATCCCCATCCCGCGCTTCGCCTCAGCCAACTCGATCACGCTGGACTCGAACGCCGTGCCCCAGCGGATGGCCGCGTTGTCCGGGGGCTCGGGCAGCAGGTAGCCGTGTGCGGCATTCCAGCCGGGGTAGCATTCTTCCTTGAGCACCTGGAACGCCTCGAAGGCCGACTGATACTCCGACAGCCCAAGGATTGCCGACGCGCGCGAGCCCGAGATGCCACGGGGTGTGCTACCCATGCTTTGCCAGCCTTCGCCTGATGTGGCGTTCGACGTTGCGCTGATGTCGGCGGGCAAGAGCACGCGCTGCCTGTGCGGCCTTCCAATCGTGGAAATCGCACTTCGCGTCCTTGACGCCAAGGGATACCGCGAGACAATTGCAGTGACTCATTTTTCCTCCCCTGTGAATGACTGGCCGTTACGGATGACGCTCTTGATATCGCCTGTGGTCGTGAACATGATCTTGATCCCGCTGTCGTGGATGGTCAGCGAGCGGTCGCGTTCCGTGAAACTCTCGGCGGTTGCCACCACGATAGCCGTGATCTTCTCGCGGTCGGTCATCTTCGTTGCTGGTGAACTCATGGACGTGATTCTAAGCACAGACGGAGGGCGATTGCAAGAAAAATCGAAAAGTATATTTTTCGAGCATTCGGGGTACATGGCACGCATTATGCTTTCTTGGAAAGTTCTCGCTCAAGGGAATCGACAGCCATTCTAACAAGATCACCCTGTGTCACTCGACGATTCAAAGAGATTGACTGTTGCCATGACAATTGCTTCATCTTTTCAGCCGTCTCGTCTGGAATCCTCAAACAAATCTGAACCATGTTTTATTCTCCTTCGCTTTTTTGGGTGGTGTATGCGGAGCTCTGAATGTTGGTCCTTCATAGAAGAAATCATCAAGTGCTTTCAAGTCTGACTTGTTGATAGTCCTCTCCATTCCTTTGCCAATCACAGGAATCTTGAATAGACGTATAATTGTCAAGATGCGATTTGGGGGTTTGTGAAGTATCTTTGACATTTCAACCAACGATATGGTATCATTCATACCTTTACAATAGTCTATTTCAGATATAGTGTCAAGGGTACAGCTAAATGTGTAATGTGATACTTTCGATGTAACTTGTTAATTCGATACACGGTATAACTTTAGTTGCCTAAATTACAAAATTACGAAAATTACCTGATCCGAGACAGCTTAGGGGCGGAACATTTATAAAGCCATTCCACCCGAAAAACTAAGCGCCAGATAACGGAGTAGTATGTATGTAATGTAATGTAATTTGTTATTTATTATTCTTTCTTATTCTTATTCTTTATCTTGTATTGAATTAAAATTAGGGTCGTTACGCTACGCCGAAAAACGAAGTCATAAAAGGTTACAAAGTTACAAAGACCGATTTCCCTTGCAAATCCTCATCGGATGATCTACACTCACATCATGGCATCAGAACTTGGCGACATTCGAAGCAATTTCCTGCGCGTGGACATGAGCGCGTTCCAGAAGCTTCATACCTTCTTCGAGCGTGAACCTGTAGCTGCACGCCGGGCATGTGCTGAGTTCATGAATTCGCTTGCTTTCAAATGGCGTCCGCTTGCCGTCACCGTGCTTGCATCGCGCCTCACCATGCGCGCACCGCGATTCATTCTCTCGCAGATGCGCGTGGAGAAAACCACAGCCAAGCCCATAGTGCGCCAAGTCGTCACCGTCGGCAGCGTGATCGTGCGCAAGGGTTCGCACATCAGCTTTGACGGCTTCTACAGCTTGCAGACAGGCCGCAACCTTGAGCGCGATCGCAACCGCACCATGACGCTGTTCTCCCGCGGCGGGGAGCAATCGGGCATCGTCAAGCGCGGCTATCGTCTGCGGCCCGAGCTCGATATCCCGTCAACCGATGAGGCGCCTGTGGCAAGCGGATCACGCGCACAATTCCTCATCCGCGACATGGCAAAGAACGCGCCGAATAAGCCGTTCATCATCAAAGCAGGGCTGGGCTTCGCGCCGGGCCTCTACCGCATCAAACCCGGGCAGGGCCATGTGCTTCGCGGCGGCAGGATCGCGCCGAAGATCCAGATCATTCAGCGCTTCGGTCGTCGCCCGCATCATGAGCGCTGGAAGTGGATGAATGAAAGCGTCACGCGCCTGCTCAAGTACGCACCGATATCACGCATGTGGACGCAGGCCATCGACCGCGTGACACGGGAGACGATGCCAAAATAGCTTGACGCGACATGATGCGCGTGATATTGTTGTTGAATGACAGTCGAACAATTCCGCGCACGCTTCACATAGGACGTTGATCCAAATACGGGATGCTGGACAAATCTAAAAGGTTATGGTGTCCGATCTTTAGAAGGGTATCCAGTCATTACACTGCATCGTTTCGAAGGAGCACCGAGGACATATCATAAGCAAACAAGTGGAGCCCGACGGGATATACGCGCCCCACGCCTTGTCTATCAAACATTCAAAGGCATAGTAGGAAATCTGACACCGAATCACTCTTGCAAGAACTTTTCTTGTTTCAATCCAGATCATCTATATCTGGGGACATTTCAAGAACAACGCAAAGCGGAAATTGTGAAATGCCAGACGTGCGGCGAAAGAAAGTCTCGCGAGGAAATGAATCAACCGAATAATACACGGCGCCACTATGTATGCAAAATCCATAGGGAAGAAGCCAAGACGAAACAAGCCGCGCAAAGGTTGGAGCGTGAGGAATTGCGCAAGGAGAAAGAACGAAAGAGATCGGAGCGAATTGAGAATAAGAAATCACCCGAAGAAAAAAGGAAAATCGGGAACAAAAGAAAAGTGCTTCTCTGGCGTGAGAAGTACAACAACGATCCTGCATTCTATGCGCTTGTCTGTTGTCGTCGTCGTGTTTCAAATCTTATCAAGAGCAACGGTATCATCGCTCCTTATCGAACACTCGAATTGATTGGATGTAGCGCAGATCAATTGATGCATCATATTGAATCACAATTCAAACAGGGAATGTCGTGGAAGAATAAAGGCAAGTGGCACATAGATCATATACGTCCATGTGCATCGTTCGATCTCACAGATCCAGCGCAGCAGAAAGAGTGCTTCCACTATCTCAATCTCCAACCCATGTGGGCAAAGCGCAACTACAAGAAGCACGACACATGGGACGGGCAGCTTGACATGACTCATGCTCTCACAAAATAATTCGATAGGTTCTTTGGCGGCATAGAATCGACGGCGCGCGTCCTGTCGCGACGGCCGCCGGCGACCAGGCGCAAGGTTAACGTCCGGGTTAACTTGCCAAGCGGTTAACCCTATGGTATGCTTTTCCCCGTGACTCAGGAAGAGTTTGCAAAGCGCGCGGGTGTTTCCCCTGTCGCGATTCATAAGGCGATCAAGTCGGGGCGCCTCGTAAAGACAAAGAACGGAATCGACCCCAATCATCCCTTGAGCGTCGAATACCTTGCACGTCATAGCGCGGACGGAAAAAAAGCCGCACTCGATAAGCAGAAGCCCGCTCGGTCGAAGCGCGGGCGTCAGAACATCACGCAGATCAGCGCACAAACCGTGAACATCTCACCTCCGTCGGAAGATGCCAAGGATGAAGTACTACAGTTGGCCATGCAGGAGCGAGTGGAGAAAGTGAGAAAGCTTCGCATCCAGAATGCCATCGCCCGCGGCCAGTACATACAGCGCGAGGTGGTGCGCCTCTGGGGGAAGATGCTTTTCTCCGTCCTGCTTGCCGCATTCCGAGATCTGGATGAGCGCATCATGCCAACGATTTCCGCCGCGTGCCGATCGGCATCCTCGGAGGCTGAATCGATCGCCAAGGGCGGCGCAATTCTCAGAAAGGAACTACACGATGGCCTCGACAGCGTTGGAAAGGCAGCAGCGGATTTCCACGACGAACCTCCCGACCCGGCGCAGAGTGAGTTTGACGCCGGAGATTCTGCTGAAGGACTCGCAATGGATTAGCGGTCTCGCCCCACTTTTCCAGATCACGCACACCTTCGAGCGCATTTCCGAATACGTAGAAGGCCGCCGCCGGATGCCCCCCGATTCTCCAATCCCCGGTCTTTGGCGCAACAGCATGACCCCCTACCTTGTGGAGATCATGGACGCCATGGGTCCGCGCTCTCTCATCCAGCACGTCGTCTGCATGTGCTCGGCGCAAGTCGGAAAGACCGCGGCAGCGGCAAACGTCTGCGGCTATTGGATGGACGAGAAACCCGCGGCGATTCTCTGGATCAGCGGCACACAAACGCTCTGCCAGAAATGGGCCGAGCATGACCTTGACCCCATGATCGACTCCCTCGGCTTCCGCTATAAGCTGGGCGCGGGCCAGAACTCCCGCCATAAGGGCGACAAGACGTACAGCAAGGACTACGTGGGCGGCCGCCTCGATATCGGTTCCGCGCAAGCACCCGGAGACCTTGCATCCATGAGCAAGCGCATCCTGATACGCGACGAAATCGACCGCGCGCCTACGGAGCTTACAAGCGGAGAAGGCAATTGGCTTGACGTGTCGGAGGCCCGCACTAAAGCCTTCCGCGACAGGGCAAAGATTTTCGATTGCTCCACGCCAACCGACTATTACGAAAGCGAAATATTCCGCCTCTACACCCTTGGCGATTGCCGAAAGTATATGGTCCCCTGCCCGCATCCCGAGTGCCAGAAAGAACAGGAACTTGAGTTTGAAGGCGAGGATGAGACGACGCATAGAAAATGGGGCTTGAAGCCTATCCTTGACGCCATGGGTGAATTGGCCGATGTCGTCTATATCTGCCGCCACTGCGGAGGCGAGATTCACGAATACCATCGAAAAGAGATGCTTGCCCGCGGCCACTGGCAGCCGACAAAGAAGTCAAGCGATCCGACCATGGTCTCCTATCACATCAGCGCCCTGTACTCTCCGTATGAGATGTACTCCTGGATCAAGCTCTACCGCCACTGGATGGAAGCGCAGAACGATCCCGATCGGATGAAGGTTTTCATGAACACCGAGCTCGGCCTACCCTACAAGGATCCCGGCGCACGCCCTGATCTGAAGATCGTCATGAGCCATTCCGGTGAATACATGCCCGGCGATATCCCCGCAGGCGTTGTCTTCCTAACTATAGGCATGGACGTGCAGGTCGGAAAACAGAGATACGACCATCCTGACGATGGCCCGCGCTTGGAAATGGAAGTGCTCGGCCACGGCGAAGGCTATCGGACATGGCAGATCCTCTACCGCAAGTTCTACGGCCCCGTAGATAACCCCGACCTCGGCGCATGGTCTGATTTCCTGAAATGGTGCGGGGACGCCGACGATGCAATACATAAAACCGTGGGCGCGAACTTCCGAAGGAAAGACGGCGTTATCTTTCCCGTGTCCCGCATCTTCATAGACTCGGGGGATATCACGGATGTGGTCTATCGATTCTGTTCCCGCGATCCCCTTCTCACCGCATGCAAGGGCGACAAGTGGACTACCGAGGAAAAGCTTAAAGAGAAAGGCGATATCGCGGGCCCCTCGAATATGATGCACTACCGAAAAAGCAGGATCACAAGCGGCCAGCAGGACCTCGTTCTCGTCGTCTCTAACTACTACAAAGACGCGCTCTACGGCAGATTGAAAGTGGAGAAAAGGCCGTCACCCCCGCAGCCCGGCGGCTATTGTTCATTCCCGGAGCGCATCTTTCCGCAATTGAAAGACAAGGCGGGAGCCGAGGCGGACAAGGAATACTACGAGCAATTGAACGCCGAGGAGCGCCGACGGGATGGCAGCTTTCACAAAGTGCGAAACCGAAACGAGGCCCTTGACGTCCGTGTATACGCGATGGCAGCAGGTGAGTATCATGTCATGGAACGCCTGAAGGAATTGAAAGAGGCCGCGATGCGAGACAGAATAAGACCTGACTTCGTAGCGGAAATGACCCCCTCATGGCTAATCGCCCGTTGGGCGCAACAGATTTCAGTAGGAGTAGCAAGACCTTGACAATCCACGCCGTTATGCTATCCTTTTACCCGTGAGTGACCCGCTGGGCACAGATTACGCCCCGCCGTTGCAGTCCCTTGCCCCGACGCAGTACCAGCGTTACCTCGCGCTCTATCAGTACTACCTCACCGTAGAATCCAACATCCAGGCGCAGTTGACCGCACGCTCGACAGACCAGCCGATCAACGACTATTCTTTCAACGCGGGGGAGGGCCAGCAGAGCACAAAGCGCATGACGCTAAAGGAGCTGATGGACGCGCTGGTCATGGTCGAAGGATTGATCCGCCACTACGCTCAGAAAATCTACGGCCGCGGCCTCATGAACCACATGCAGAGGAGAAGGTAATGACCGATAAACAGAAAATCGCGGACCTCGAAAAGCGCGTGAAGGACCTGGAAGCGCGGCCCGTGTTCGTCCCGATCATCGTTCATCCGCCCCATTTCGATTGCGTCCCGATCCCCGTCAATCCGTGGCCCGGTTACCCGCATCCCTACATTGGCGACTGGCCCTTTGTTCCATTCGCGAACATCTCCGCCTCTCCGCGCGGTGACTTCACGACATTCAGCGTCACCTGTGGGGCAGGATCGCTTTCATGAATCCCGTGGCCCCTCGCACGCGCGTGCATGTCACCTGCAAGGACATCACCGAAGGCGCAGGCCCCGGCACGATGCCCGAGGTCATCGAGGTTTGCACGTTCGGCAAACGCCTTGTCAACGAGATGGGCACGTGGGAGTTCAACCGCACAACCATCGAGGACATAGAGGATGCGATCGTCGCCGCCGGCTTCCGTTCGGGTGTGCGCACGGCACGCGTCACCGTCCAGCGTGTAGTCGAAGGCGGGATCGGCCGCACCGTTCTCACCGCGAAACTGGGGTATGTATGACGACAAACAGCGCGCAATCATTCGGCTACGATATCCCCTCTGATGTGACCGCCAATGAATGCATGACTATCTCCGAGTGCTCTCTTTGTAAGGTTTGGACCAAGCCGAATCTTCGAACGCGCATCACCATGTGGATGGCCCGCATCGGCATCGGCGTGCGCCGTTTCAAGAATAGCGACGATCTTTTCGTGGAGCTCAATAAATGAACGAAGCCCTTAAATCCTGCCCTTGCTGCGGAAGCTCCAACGTGCACGATGCCATGGGTGTTCCTTCTGACGAGGGTTCCGAGTGGCGCGTTCTCTGTTGGTCTTGCGGCCTTTCGACGCGACGCTGCTCCACCGAAGCTGAGGCAGTAGCCGCATGGAACCAAAGGCCATGATCGGAATCCGTGAGTTCCCGACGATTACCACGGAGGACCTCATGGGCGTGTCCTTCGAAGGCCATCCCGCGAAACTCCCGATCACCTCCCTCTACGGCCACCCGGCGGCCGCATACCTTCACAGCATCAACCTCCACATGAAAGCGGCCATCGAGCGCGCAATCATGGACCTCGGCTACCACTACGGCGTGAGCGGCGCCGCCCTCGAATGGCGCGGGAGTGCTCTTGTTGTGCGCATCCGCTACAGGGGCCGTGCATGAGCCGACACGTAGAAACTCGAAAACCGACAGAGCCATGGTTCAAGAGATTCGGTCAGTTCATTGCGTGCCTATGGGCGTGTGTCTGGAATCCTGATCTCCGTTTTGAGGACGGGACACGGGAACGCGCCGTCCGATCACTCTACTGGACATTCGCAAAGCAGACCGATCTTTTCTGGCGTACGAAATACGTTTGGTATGACGGCGGAATTGCAGAAATGTTCAGGGATTTAGATGCCAATCCGTGAGCGCCTGCGCACCGAGGCCATAGAGTCCGCGAAGCTGCGCGCCGAACTTGCCGCACGCCACGAGGAACAGGCCACGCGCATGCAGTCAGCCGCAGGCGCCGGCGGCAGCATGTACTGGGGCGGTGTTGCACGCGCGCAAGGTGCAAAGTTCCCCGGCGGCCTTTCGCGCTCTACAGGCAATCGCCTCTGGATTCACTGGGGCTTGCGGCAGAACGCCCGCGATATCGTCGAGGACAGCGTCCACGCCTATGCCATGGTCAAGCGCGACGCAGATACCGTCATCGACAGCGGTCTGAAGATACAGCCCACCCCGAACGCCGCAATCCTCGGAATCACCGAAGAGGAAGCTGACAAGTGGGCACTTGAAGTGCACGAGCTTGTCACACTCTGGGCGGAATCGAAGGACCAGTGCCGCAGCGGGCAGTTCAACTTCAACGAGATCGAGCACATGGTGCAAGGCTCGATGATCCGCGACAACGACTTTTTTCTCCGCCTGTACTACGCGCAGGACCCCAAGCTCCTGAATCCCTGCCAGTTCGAGTTGATCGACCCCAACCAGATCCGCGGTGACGCGGTGACCTCCGCCGTGCTCCCGCTTCCCATGTTCAACGACGGCATCGTACGTGATTCCAAAGGCCGCGAGACAAGCTACAAAATCTGGACCCTTCCCCTCGACAGCAACAGCTACTACGAGGAAGTGGAAATCCCGCGCATGGGCGAGAAATCCAAGCGCATCTTCATGATCCACGGCTACCACGCGGAATATCCGGGGCAGGGCCGCGGCTACTCACAGCTTGGCATCACGATGCAGGAATGGCAGGAGGTCGAGAACTACCTGCTGGCCGAGGTCAAGAAGGCCATCGCGCAATCACAGCATCCGCTTGCCGTCGAGAACATTCAGCAGAACCCGTCGAACTTCCTTGAGCAGATCGGCCGCACGCCCGCAGGCCCCCAGAACATGCTCGGCGCATCAACCCCGATCCCCGGCGGCGTGGCGGTGGCCGGTTCATTTGTCAACGAGCCGCTTGCCGTGACCCAGCTCGAGGAGGCCGCATTCGACACCCCCGGGTCGTCGTACATCCTGAACCTCGAAAAAGGCGATCAGATCAAGATGTTGCAATCGACCGCGCCGAACCCGCAGTTCGAGGCATTCGTCGATGCGATCCTAACCGGCCTGCTGGCCGCGCACGGCATGCCGCTGGAATGGTTCAAGCAGAAGTTCGAGGCCTCCTACTCCGCCGCCCGTGGTATGCTCATGGCGTACTGGCGCGTGGTGGAAATGAAGCGCAAATGGATCGACACGAACCTCATCGCCATCGTCTACGAGATGCTCCTCTCCTGCTGGATCGCAAGCGGCCGCATATCGTGCCCCGGCTGGAATGACCCGATCATGAAAGCCGCATGGCTTTCGCATGTGTGCATCGGAACCCCGCCCGTGCAGATCGACCCCGAGAGGGATGCGGCGGGCGAAAAGGCATGGCTTGAAATGTCGGCAACCGACGGCCGCCGCGTGGCACACGAGCACAACGGAAGCGACTACGCGAAGAACGTCGCGATCAACACCAAAGACTTCCCCGTGCTCCCGATACCGCCGTGGGAGCAGAAAATAACCGTGCAGGCGACAACCGCCGAGGAATCGGAGGCGAAAGCCGCCGACCAGGCGAAACAGGATCTTGCCGTGGCAAAGGCCGCAGGCGGCCCCCCGCAGAACGGCAATGGCAAACCCAAGGCTGAACTTCTGGAGGTGAGACCGTGAAGCTCGCACTTTGCTTTCCCGCAGTGAGTATTGACCCTGAATGGTTTTCCAATTGCCTCATGCCGTTTCTCATGTATTGCTCGCAGAAGGGCATCGAACTTGAGATGACGGTGAACGGCAAAAAGGGAAACATGTCCATTGTCCGCGAGTGCATGGTTGCAGGCGGCATGGAGCAGATCAACGATTTCTCGATCACCGCCCCATGGAACGGCAAGCGCGATTACGACTACATGTTCTGGGTCGACAGCGATGTGTACTTTTCCCCCGCCGACTTCGAGCGCCTGCTTGCCCATGACAAGGATATCGTGAGCGGTGTCTATGCCATGATGCACGGCTACAACGAGAACAAGGAATTGCTGATCAGCATGTCGGCCGCCGACCTCACGAACAACCTCTACGGCGCCGATGCGCACGGCATGCAGAAAGCGCTATGGTTCGGCTTCGGCTTCTGCCTGATCAAGCGTGGGGTGTTCGAGAAAATCGAGCGCCCATGGTTTCCCACCGAGAAGCGCATAATGGCGGGCAAGCCCGGCGTGTCGGGTGAGGATATCTGTTTCTGCCTGAAAGCAGGCGAGGCGGGATTTGACCTCTGGGTCGATTGCTCGCTGCGCCTTCCGCACAAAAAGGAAATCTTCGTATTCCTACCCCCGGAGGCAACGTGAAATGGAGAAGCCGAAAACGACGCAAGGCATCCTTGACGCACTCTGGTATGCCGTTGTTGGTTTGAACGAAAAAGATGGATTGATCGGAGTGTCAAGGCAACTACGAGATGACATGGTAATTCTCAAGGCGAACGCCCCGCTGCTATGGACGCGCGCCGAACATTACAAGGAACGCCATGCGGATGAAGACAGGATTGAATCGAAAACCGAAGAAAAGAAAAACGAACAGACCCAACATTCCATGTCTGCCGCAACATGGGTGGCATCCGCCGTCGCAATATGCGCGCTGATCGTCGCGGTGATTGCCATGGTGAAGAGGTGAAGAAATGAGCCTGAAAATCATCGTCATCCGCTCTCGCCTCTCACTTTCCTATATGCGCGATCCCGCGAAGCCCGCGGCGTATGACAATAACGACGGCAACAACTCCCTCGACCAGTTCACGCTCTTCGACGGGGATACCCCGCTTTTCTCCTGCCGCGCGCAGACGGTCTCCAACCTTGAAGGCCTTGATGCGGGCGTGCATTACATGGATACCGTTGCGCCTGGTCCCTTCACCCTTGACTTTCAGGTTCCCCCGCGCGCCTTCCAATGCAAGCCCAATGGCATCTGCAATACGAAAACGCTGGCGGGCGACATCATCGGCGCCGACTGCACGACGCTCACGAATAAAAGCCGCTGGCTCAACCACGACTGGGAGTTTCCTGCCGGCAGCGGACACCCGCCCGGGCAGGATACGCGCGTAGCGTGGAGCGCGGGGTGCTTCGTTGTCCCCGACCTGGACCTGCGCAAGTTCAACGCTACCCTGATAAATCTCGGTATTCAACCCGGCGATCTAATCGACGGGATTCTTGAGATGGAGGCATAGGAATGGGAATCATCCAGACAATTGAAGGCGACCTGGGGAAGCTTTTTGGCTTCCTTCGCAAAGAGGAAAAGGCACTGATGGCCGAAATCGTCGGCGAACTGAAAGCCCTGCGTGCCGACGTGGACGCCCTGAAAGGCAAGCCGCCAGCGGTTGCCCCCGCGCCGGCCCCTGCCCCCGCAGCGACGCCCGAGCCTGTAGCGGTTGCCCCCGCTCCGGAGCCCGCTCCCGTTGAACCGGCGGCCCCCGAGAAATGAGCGTCCTGCTTCTCATTCTCAAGACCATCGGCGACTTCTTTCTCGATTCCAAAGGAGACGGGGACCCCATGCGCTCTCTCGGGGTCCTCGCCTTCGCTTTTTTCGTGGTCATGCTTTTCCAGCGTCAGGTCTGGTGGGAACCCGCCGGCTGCGCCGTGATCTCCCTTTCGTTCTTCGTTCTCTCCATCTGGCATGATCGAAGGCCGGTAAAAAAAACGCCGCCCGATCCTACGCAGGGAGTGCCACGGTCATGAGCGACGTACCGCGCTTGCCGCCGGTCGGGGCGATCCATGACGGTGACGGCAACGTGTCAAGCAAGCGCCTAGAGTCTTTCATCGGCCTTGCCGCGGCGATCCTCTGCGCGGGTGTCGGCTACGCGATCAAAGAGACCGTACTTACCCCCGTGCTTGTCGGGGCGTTCCTCGGCTACAGCATGAGCATGCAAGGCGTGAGCGCATACGCGGAAAGGAACATGATGCGATGAAACCCGCGGCCCGCGCGATCCTCATCCTCTCCGCGCTGCTCGCCGTCTCTGTCGGCTGGATCATCTATTCCGCGGTCCATGGCGACGCTGCGCTGAAAAAGGCGCAGACGGCAGTTGAGGCGGCGCAAGCGGAGAATGTCACGCTCAAGGCCGACAACGCCGCGCTTACCGCGTCGACCGCCAAGCAGGACGCGCTGTCGAAAGCGGACAAGGCTACCATCGCCGAGCAAGGCACGTTGATTGCCACGCTGAAAGCACAAAGCGGGCAGGGGCACACTATCGCCGCGGCGGCCGTATCCGAAGGCGCGGACCTCGAGACCACGTACAAGGCAGGCGCGCCCGTAGTAGAGCAGATTGCCGTCCTCTCGCTCACCTACTGGTACGTGCTGATGGGCGTAAAGATCGCCCCCGTGCTCGCATCGGTTGCATCCTTCTCCGATCTCATCGACGCGCAAAACGGTACGATCCTTTCCTTTGCGACTACCGTTACCACGCTCACCGACAGCAACACCGCGCGGCAGACGGCCATCGACGCCGACAAGGTGACAGAGGCGGGCATGCAAGGCACGATTGATTCTCAGGCGCTTCACCTCACGACCGCCGATACGAGCATCAAGACCGCCGAGTTCCGCGTGCACCTGTTCGAGGGCTTGACCATAGGATTCGCCGTAACCACCGGCGCCCTGCTCCTCTACGAAGGCGGCCATGCCTTGAAGGTGTGGTGATGAGCGCGCCAATCCGTCTGCTACCAGGGCAGACCCCCGGATACGCCCCGTCGCCGTACGCGCCTGCGCGCATGTGGCAGGCGGCGACCACGAACTGGATCCCCTATGCGATTGCGGGCTTGAAGATGCACGCCAAGTTTTCCATACAACACCCGGCGATTGCTTTCACGGTGGAGCAGTAGCGATGATGAACCTTGGCGCATCCCTGTACGCGATCTCGCAGGGAACATTCGTCATCAACGCCGCATTCTTCGACGAAAACGGCGCCCCCGCGACTCCTATCTCCGCAAGCTGGACGCTCACCGACATCAACGGCACCGTGCAGAACTCCCGCTTGAACGTCGTCATATCCCCGATCGCGCAAGCCGTGCAGATCGTGCTCTCGGGTGCCGACATCAACTATGGCGCATCCGCATCGCATCAGCGCACCCTCACGCTCACCGCACTCTACGTGTCCTCGCTTTCGGTGACCCCGCTTCCGCTTGTCGACTCCTGCACCTTCTATGTCGCGAATCCCATTACAGGGAACATCGGCCCATGATCGCCTGCCCCCGCTGCCGCCATGAATTGAAGCTCCGCGCCGATACCAACGAATGGGCGTGCGCAAGCTGTGCCTTTACACTGGTAGCGGGATTGCATGCAGCCTCATCATCCGAGAAGGGGCCCTATCTCGGCGATCAGCTCATGAGAAACGCGGGACATGATTGCGATATCGAATGGTCCCCCGATCACGAAGAGCCGCGCCTCAATTGCTGGATGGACATCCGAACCGGCCCCGACGGGACCGAGGAACTTCACTACATGCTCGGCGATGCCGACTACATCCAGGACCACATCTACGACGACTGGGTGAACGGTGGACACTTCTACCGCTACGCATGGACGGCCGAGAACCAGATCATCATACAGGACGGCCTCACGCTCCTCAATCATATTGCTACCGCGGTGCACGAAACGCACGAGCGCTACCGCATGAAGTACCTCGGCTGGCGCTACGAGCGGGCGCACGCAAGCGCACGGGTGATCGAGCGGGCTATTCGCAACCTTGCACTTGAAAAAGGCACCGTGATCCCGAATACCGCCGACATCGAGCACATGCTTGTCATGGAAGGCCAGGGCATGGATTGCCTCGACCTTGCAAAGGATCTATTCGAAAAAGAAGGCGAGAAAGCGACCGCCGCAACGAAGCAGGCCAACGCGACAAAGGTGGACCCGAAGGCATGACCGCAGAAGAGATCAAGGAAATCCGCGACCGCCTTGGTTTGTCACAGCGTGACCTTGCTCAGCGCCTCGGTGTTGCGAAGTCCACCGTGCAATTCTGGGAGCAGGGACGCGGGCAACCGAAAAGGCAGACTGAAGATACTCTGAAAAATCTCAACGAATAGGGTATACGAAAAATCTCCGTACTGCGAAAAATCTCCGTACTTGCGCTCCGTACAACAGATTCGATAATTTCATCTCAACATGATCGAGAAGCTGTACGCATGCGAGCCACAGTTTCTACTCACCTACATCTCGAAGATGGAGAACGCCACCGCCGAGGAGATCGCCCTTGCCGCTGGCCAGTTCGCGCAGCCCGTTCCCCGGGAGGACATCTACGACGAGGACGGCGAAGAGGCCTGCATCAAAGTAGAGGGTCCGCTCACACAGGCCGGACCCCCGCCGCTTGCGCATTTCTTCGGCTTCGGCGGAACATCCTACAGCGCCATCCTCAAGGCAGTGGCCTACGCAAAAGACAACCCCGCAATCAAGCGCCTGTGCCTCGAAGTGAACTCGCCGGGCGGGGAAGTCGCGGGCGTCGATCACGTCTGGCAGGCCCTCCGCGCGTGCGGAAAGAATTGCAGCGCCGTCAACATGGGCCTCATGGCATCCGCGGCCTACTGGATCGCAAGCGCCTGCGAAAAGATCAGCGCAACATCCCCCGCGGCCGAGACAGGATCCATCGGCGTGATCGCGGTTGGCATCGACGATGCCGACCTCATGAAAAACCTCGGCGTGAAGAAGGTGACCATCCTTTCGAAGAACGCCCCCGACAAGGGCCTTGACTTCGCAACCGACAAAGGCCGTGCCTCGATCCAGAAACGGGCGAACGAGATAGAAAGCGTGTTCATCTCGCGCGTGGCCGAAGGCCGCCATACCACGGCGGAAGCCGTCAAGGAAAACTTCGGCAAAGGCGCGCTTAAGATCGCCATGCACCAGCCGGGCGAGACCTGCGCGTGCGCCCTTCACAGCGGAATGATCGACGCCGTCACACCGATGGCCCCGAATACAGACTCACGAAAAACGCCGGGCGCACAGTACGCCCAGTCCGGGAGGAACGAAATGAAGCTTTCCGAATTGCTCGCGGCCAACCCCGAGGCAAAGACCGAACACGAGAAGGCACTCGCCGATGCGCGCGCCGAAGGCAAGGCGGCATTCGAGGCGCGGGTGACCGCGGCCAAGCCGTACCTTGCGCTGAAAGCCACCGCCGACGGATACGACACCGCCGAGGTCGAGGCAATCGCCAAGTGCGCCGTTGACGTGATCACGGGCGCCAAGGATGCGGGAGCGGTGCAGGCGTTCGTCGCGTTCGTCGACATGAGCGTGGAGAAGCGCAAGCTCGCCGCCGCACATACCGAGACCGCCACGCTTCCCGAGACCCCGGGACAGCACACCCCGGCCATGGCCGACCTCATCGTCAAGGTCAACGCGCAGAAGCTCGACCTGGCCGCGATCGAGACCGCCTCCAAGAGGCAGGGGATCGAACCGATCAAGGGCGTTGCGGCAACCGTCGAGATGAACGATCTGCTCGCCAAAGACAAGCAGCTTCTCTCGACGCTGGGAGGGATGTAAGCCATGCCCGAAATCCAGGACTCTTTCGGCTTCGCATCCGCCTCCGAGTTCGATGTTGTCCTGAAAGCTCCCGCCCCGTGGGGGATTTTCAAGGCATACACGCTCGTGGCCAATGCGGTGACCATCGCCATCCCCGGCACCTCGACGGCGCCCATCCTGTACAACCCGCCGTCGTCGGGTGTCGTGTTCAAGATTCTGCGCGTCGCATGGGGCGTCACCGGCGGCACCATCGCCGCAAGCGCCTCCTGCTATGCCATCCAGGATCAGCCCGCACTGTCGGCGGTCACCGCGGGGCCTGTACCGATCAACGCGAACTACTTCCGCGGCAACGCCTTCCTCGGCTACTGGTACACGGCCGTAACGTGGGCGACGGCCTCGACGGTCATCATCCCCTACGGGTTCCACTCCGGAGGCGCCAACGCCGCCGGGCCGTTCTCCAACCCGCAGTGGATTGAGAACCGGCTCTACATCAACCCCGGGCAGGTATTCGCCCCCTGTTGCGCAACAAGCGCGCAGGCGGCAACGGTTTGCCCCATGGTCGAGTTCCTCCAGATGCCCATTGGAGCGACGCAGTAACATGGCAGCCCCCGGCGGATTCCCCGTAGCACAGCAAGGCGTCGGAACGGCCTACGCCTCCTACACCTCGGCGAAGTCAATACTTGCCGCATCCGCTGTCTACTCGATCCCCCCCAACGGACTGTATGTCGGCAAGCGCTACCGCATGAACGCGATCATAGCGTTGTCGAACATCGTCACCGCACAGCCCACGTTCACCTTCCAGGTCATGGGCGGCCCGACGTCGAACATCATCGTATGGTCAAGCGGAGCGCTGCTGGCGACGACGACCGCAAACGCTAGCCTCCCCTGTTACGTCACGGTCAACCTCACGTGCGCGACGATCGGCGCGGGCACCACGGCAAACTACATGTCAGTGGGCACAATCAGAACCCTTGGCCTCGTTCTTGCGGGCGCTGTTGCCGATCCCACGGCGGGTGATACCGTGATCATCGCACCGAATGCGACCATGGCCACTCCGTCATCGGGTGCCGTGGGGTTCAATTCGCAGGTGCTCACGAAGCTCGATCTCTGGGTCGGCATATCGGTATCGGACCCCGCAAACGGCGTGCAGATATACGACTACTTTTTGGAGGACATGAATGGACCATAAGCAGGCCCGAAAAAACAAGGAGTAAAACATGCCTACCATCGTTCAGGCGTCGCAGGTCAACAACTCTTTCCCCTTGATCCTCTCGGGCGAGGCGGGGGTCTGGGAGGCCGAGGTCATCGGGGCAAACGGCTCTCGTTCCGTGAACCTCGCGCAGTACACGATCATGTCGCAGGTGGCATCGACTTTGGTCTGGATGCCGTGGCTGAACGCCAACCTCGGCGACACAACGGGCCTCCAGTACCCCGCGGGCATCTACCTCGGTGACACGATCCCGTATGCGTCGATCGCCGCGGGCAACGTCGCCAACTGCATGATACTCGCGGGCGGCGCGCTGTGCATGCTGGACGTCAACCTGCTCGTCTTCGACAAAGGCAACTCGGGCGTGGCAACGGCAAACACGCTTGCCTCGATCATCACCGCACCGTCGAACATCGCAATCATCGCCGAGCGATGGCTGAACTTCCTGGGGCTGTTCCCCACCGGCACCCTCCAGGGTGACCTCACGGAGAATTAACCATGGCAACACCCGTAACCTTCGATCTATTTTCGCGCATCTGGGCCGGCGGCTTCGATGAGCACCAGAAGGTATTCACGCCGACCGCGGGGCAGTCGATGTTCGGCCGCACCGACAACGGCAGCTATACCATGTTCTCGCCGAACTCAAACGCGCTTGACATCGAAATCATCCGCGCCAACCTGCGTATCGCACCCCTGATGCCGCGCGGCGGCGTGGGCGTCTTCACGGGCTCCTCGACGGCGGGAGCGGCGGCCGCGCAGCACAACGACCTCCAGTTCAACCAGGGAACGACCTTCTCCCGCAAGTACCCCCTGCTTGAGGAAACCTCGAACCTCGGCGCCGACCAGCTTCTCTACCGCCTCATCGCCTACGAGGGGCCGTACGGGGACCTCACGATGGAGGACCGCACGCGCATCCTCGGCCGACGCGCGTACACCGAGTTGATCCGCCGCTGCATCCGCACCTTCGAATACCTTGCGTGGCAGTCGCTTACGCTTGGCAAACAGTCAGCCAACGCCATCGGCACGCCGACCTCCAGCGACTACGACTGGCGGCGCAACGCGGCGAACACCATCACCCCGACGCACCAGTGGGGCAGCGCGCTTTCCACGCCGCTTTCCGACATCGACACCGGGTGCGACCAGATGAACTTCGCGGGCAAGGTGATGCCGGAGTTCGCGATCTTCGGCGGGCAGGTCATGCAGCAGTTCCAGACCAACCCGAGTGTGACCACGGCCTACGCGAACAAACTGTACTTCGAGCTCCTGCGCTTCGAGCTTGACGAACGGCCCGACCAGAAGTTCCAGCGCTTTGTCAACGCGGGGCTGATCCCCTACGGCCGCATCAAGACGCCGAAGGGCTACGAGCTCACCGTGTTCACCTACCCGCACATGTACGACTCGACGTCCTCCAACGGCACGCAGACGGCCACGAAGTACTTCCCCGACAACTACGTGCTGCTCGGCTCGACGATGACCCGCGCGGACCGCTACTTCGGACCCCCCGAGCGCCTGAACTTGACGGCGATGGAAATGCAGATGGTCATGGAGCGCTTCGGCTTCAACCTCAGCGTCCCCCTGACCCCGCCGAACGTGATGGGCGAAGGCACGACGGTGCTGCCGCAGATGTTCTACACCGACTACTACCAGTCGAACGACCGCAAGCACGGCACCATGCGCGTGCAGGCGGCCCCCGTGTTCCCGACCACGCAGACCGATGGCTGGGTCACGATCCTGGCAGGCGGAGCAAGCTGATGATCGGCACCGTGAAGATCATATGGAATGACGACGGCGGCACCCTTCGGGACCCAAGCGGCAAGGTTCTTGCCGGCCCAAACGACAGCCTCACCGTTGATTCGATCACCGCGGAACGGTATGTGCGCGAAGGCCGCGCCCATTACCCCCGCAAGTAGGAGCACGCCATGATTCCTTGGAGCCAGACCCTTGTCTCGATTCCTGCAAGCGCCGCGGGGTTCACCTCGAACAGCGCGACGGACATGATCCCCAACGGGGACTACATCTTCCCCGCTGCGTTCTTCGCCATCGGCACGAAGTTCCGCATGCACGCATCGGGTGTGTGCACTTCCTCCTCGACCCCCGGCACGTTCACCTTCGGCATCGCACTCGGATCGTCTGTGATCAACCAGGCGTTCGGCGCGATCACCCTTGTCGCCTCCGCTACCACGCAGAAATGGTGGGCCGACTTCGACGTGGAATGCCGCGCACTCGGGGCGAGCACCTCGACCACGTTCGTGGCCACGGGCCTGTTCCTGACCTCCACCGCACTGGTGGCGGCGGGCGTCACCTGCCTCCCGATCGGTACGGGCATCACGGCGGGCACGGGCGTGTCGAACGTCGCCACGCAGACCCTGAGCCTCCAGGGGGCGTTCTCGCTGACCACGGGCACGATGGTCGTCGAACAGTACGAGGTCGTGCTGCTCCAGGCATAGGGCGCGATGGTGATCAACAACGGATTTAGCGCACCGACAAGCCCCGGCGGGAGTCAGGCGATGGTTTTCCAAAACCTCGGCTCCCCCGGTGGCCTTGGCCTTCGCATGACCACATCACCCCCGGATGCTATCCCCGTCAACTCGCTCACGGACTACACGCCGCCGGGGGACGACCTTTCAAACTTCGAAGTCGGCGTGCATGCGGGATTGAACGGCTACGACACGACGATCTGGATCACCGAGCGTTGTCCCGCGTGTCACAATTCGCATCGGCTGTACCAGTCCCCGACTATAAACCCCACAGACCAGCGGTCCTACGTGCAGTTCATCTGCTACGGACGGCCGGGCCAGCCGGGGATCACCGTGCAGTTGAAACCTGTCGAGGGGCCCGTCCCCGCCGACACGTTCAACCTGATCGCGCAAGGAAAGGTGATCGGTTCCTAAACGCATAAGCCGCAAGGCAGAGAGGTGAGAGAAATGGCAGTTGCAACCGAAAAAGAGATCAAGGCGTTCCGCTGGAAAGGGCCGGGGGTGCTTCACATCAGCCGCCCTGACGGAAAGCTCAAGGTCATACCCCCGTACACCCCGGGCGAGATCGAGCACGGATGCCTCGTGAAGGACCCCGTGAACGTCGACGCACTCGGCCAGGCGCGCATCGCCGCACTTGTCGCCGAAGGAAAAGCCGAGGTCATCACCTGGTCCGACAACATCGCAGGGTTCATCCGCCCCGACGCCAAGGCCGCGGAAAGCACGACGCTTGCCGACGCGCAAGCATCCGAGGTGCAGCTGCAGGAAGTGCACTCGATGGACGTGCACGCCGAGAAGCAGATGGCGAAAGCCGCCGAGAAGCTGAGCGATTCCGAAAAGGAGAAGGCCGCGCACGATCTTCGAAAGATGGGTCCCGCGGGTCCCGTGGTCACGCGCGGAGGGGATGCCCCTTCATTCACCCCGCCCTCCCCTGACATCCCGGTATAGCCATGAAGGTACCCGCCGACATGCAGTTCCACGGCTTCGGCTACCGATTGCTCGGGGGCCATGAGATCCCCGAGGAGCTTGCGGCGAAGCTCGGCGCCGACCACCCGCTGATCAAGGCCGCCGCGAAAGCTGACATAGTTGGTCCTCTTCCGGAGACTCCGCCGAAGCCAGCACCACCTCAGGATATTGACATCAAGGCACGACACGGAGAGCGATGACAAATGACCCCGCTGCGCGTGACCATCGAAGGCGATCTCTCCGACACCCTTGAAGGGGAGTTTGCGTCCTTGGCCATGCTCACGGATCCAACGGGCGCGCAGTGGCCGAACATCCCCTGCCGCGTGGACTACGACGCTCAGAAAGAAGAGGCAGGCGGGACAGGCACGATCATCGTCAAGGTGCTCACGGTCGTCATGCGCATATCGACGCTCCAGAACATCATCGGCCGCGTCCCGCAGTCGGGCGAGAATTGGGCCATTGCCATTCCCCCGCGACCCGACCAGCCCGCGATCCTCCAGACGTACAAGGTAGGCGGAACGCGCGCACCAGAGGTGCAGACCACCATCGGCTTCATTCGCCTGTACCCCGAAAACGCAGGCCAGTCATGATGCTCTTCCGCACGGTGAAACAGGCACTTGAAACCACGCTCATGTCCAATGCCAACGGGCAGTTCACCGTCGAAGGCTACCAGCGGCAGTCGCACGCGGCAGAGGAAATACTGGGCACGCTTCGGCATGTGTCTGTTTTTTACTCGCGCGGCGCCTTCGACAAGGCTCGCTCGGGCTGGCTCTCGGGGCCGTGGAAACACGCGATGACCTTTACCGTGCAGCTTGAGCTTTCCGCGCAGGCCTCCATGGACCTGTCGGTGCTGAACCCCAACGTCACGGCAACGGGCGCGCAACGTATGGCCGCCCTTGCCGCATCGCAGACGGCGGGGATTGTCGCCGACGAATACTGGGATCAGCTTGCAGAGATCGTCTGGCAGATCCTCATCAACCCCGTCAACCAGCAGCTCGGCCTCACCCCGCCCATCGGAATCTCCGACCGCTGGATCGACAACATCTCCAAGGAACACCCCGCGCCCGTCGGTGAGTACGTCATCCTCACGGGCACCATGGACTACTCGTGCCTCGGAAGCGAGACGACCGCGGGGGTCATCGGAACGCCCGCCGGCAAGAACGCAATCGACGTGACGTTGAATGAGACCGCCGATATCACGGGGGCCGTCTATGACCCCGCGCAACAGGGGGCGAAGTCAAGCCCATGAGCAAGGAGTAACGCATGCCACTATCACTGACCTCTGAGGCCGCTGCGGCAGGCGGTGGCGTACAGAACACACAGTTTGCACCCGCCGTCCAGGACATCCAGCGGAACATCGTCATCGTAGGCACCTTCAACCCGGCACTTGCCGCGGGGCTCACGGCAGAGACCGCCTACGGTCCGTATACCTCGTTGACGCTGATCGGCCAGCTGTTCGGCAGCGGCTACATGATCCATCGCCTTGCAACGGCCATCTTCGCGGGCCTCGGCGCCGGCGGCCCTCAAGTATGGGTCATCCCGCAGGCGGAAGTCGGAGGCGCGGCTGCAACCTCCTCGACGTTTGCAATCACCGGCCCGGCAACGGCCGCCGGCGTGCTTGCCGTCTACGTCGACAACATCCGCTACGCGGTGACCGTGAACAACGGTGACAGTGCGGCGACCATCGGCGGCAACCTGCTTGCACTCATCAACGCCGACCTCACCTGCCCCTGCGTGGCAACGGGTGGTGCAACCGTGACGCTGACCTCGAACTCGAAAGGGCCGTGGGGCAACTCGATCCCCGTGGCGATCAACATCCAGTCAGGCGACGCACTTCCCACGGGCGTCTCCGTGGTGGTCACCGCACTCTCAGGCGGAACGGGCGTCCCCGTCATGGCGAATGCTCTGTCCAACGGCCTGGGGACGCTGAACGGGTCGAACGCGAACACGCTGCCCAACGGCAACTGGATGACCGACCTCGTGCACGGCTACCTTGCCGCGGGCACCACCATGACGACCACCGCGCAGGACCAGACCACGACCGCGGCGATAAGCGCGTACAACGGCCTTGCCAACGCATCGCCTCCGATCGGATGCTACGATCACCTCGTGGGCAAGCCCTTCCGCTGCATCCTCGGGGACGTGACGAACTCCGCCTCCCTTCCCTCGGCGCTCACATCGTTTGCCACGACCAACACGTACGACCGAACCGACGCCATCCTCTGCGTCCCCGGCTCGCGCACGCACCCCTGCGAGATCGCCGCCAACGCGACGGCCGCAATCAACGCGCGTGCCGCATCCGTTTCCTCGCGTCCCTATGTCGGGGTAGTGCTTTCGGGCGTGGAAGCCGGGCCGACAGGGATGTGGACGACGCAGTACGCCAACCGCGACTCGGCGGTCAAGGCAGGCATTTCGCCTACCATCGTGCAGGGCGGCTACGTGGTGTTGCAGAACGTCGTCACCTTCTACAGTGGCAACGCATCGGTGGCGGCAACCTCCAACGGCTACCGCGAATGGGTGAACCTCTGTAAGCTGCAAAACATCATCTGGAGCATGATCTCCACGTTCCGTAACGCCAAGTGGACGGGCTTTACCATCGTGCAGGACAAATCGCAGGTCACCGACCCCTACGCGAAACAGTGGGTACGCGACGTCAACGATGTCACCGCCGAGCTGGTAGGGCTTGCGCTTCTCTGGTACGGCAAGGCGTGGATTTACAACGCCACAACCACGATCAACGGCCTGATGTCGACGACCACACCGGCGGTCACGCTTCGGCCCGCGGGGGACGGCTTCACGTGCTCGCTCCCCGGGATCCTCTCGGGTGTCGGCAACATCATCGACAGCACGTTCAACTTCGATATCTCGCTGGCCGCGGTGAGCTAAGGGGGAGGATGAAATGGAAGACGTACAGGTAACCGAGGCCGACGCCGCGCAGATCACGGCGATTGCCGCATACCTTCAAGGGCTTGACGGGGCAGCGCGCACGCCCGCTGACATCATCGAGCTTGCACTGGGCATGCTCCTGTTCACGCGCCCCGATATCGCCGCCGCGCAGGGGGTAACCAATGGCTGATGTCACGCTTTCCGCAACCTTCGCCGACGGCACGATCATCGTAACCGCTGGCTTCATTCACATCGAGGACTGGAAGTCTGCCGACCAGAAAATGACGTTGACCCTGTTCCCGCGTAACAACGTCTGGCAGACTTTCGTCGGCTCGCTTACCGACACCTCTGGGTCGCTGCGGAATATTGATATCGCGGGTGTGCCCTATCGCGTGATCGGTGACACTGACGTGACGATGATACCGTCGAACTTCAAAAACGAGGCGGTCGCCACATCGGGCTCGAACATCCGAAAGATGACGCGCGTGGTAAGCGAGTTGCGCGATGTCATCATCGAGTGCAACGCCGCAGAGCGCGTGACGCTCGTGAACATCGCAAACAACTGATCGAAACTTTCATGGAGGTGAGACATGGAATACAAGCTTTCCGAGGACGTGGCAACCGCCGAGATTGACGAACTGCTGGATCATTACCAGATCGATGCCGCAGACGTAGAGCAGGTGAGGGCAAAGCTTATCCGCTTCTGCCGTCTGGGGCTCGTGGAGAACGTCAAGGACGGCGCGGAGTTCAAGGTGCGGCAGAACTTCCTTTACCCGCCGGGCGAGGTCAAGGCCGTCACCTATGCCGAGGTCCACGGCAAGCACAAAATCGCCATGGACGAGCACAAGGCAACCGCCGCCTACACGCGCATCTACTCCCTGATGGCTTCACTTTCGGGCCTTCCGATCGACGCATTCAAGGACCTCAAGAGCGTCGACATATCGGTGGTGGAGTGCCTGGGCGCGGTTTTTATCGCGGGGTAGAGCGGATGCACCAGTGGATGGGCAATCTGTTCTACCGGGGGGCAATACCCTCAGAGATCGAAGGCATGAGCTTCGGGAGCATCCACTATTGGAACGACTGGCATAACCTGATGAGAAGGGCCGAGGAAGATGCCGCGCGGAAGCTGAAAGGAAAGTAAGTGCCTGATTTTGCCGTTCGCGCCACAATATCAGCTACCGACAAATTGAGCGGCGTCTTTGCTCGCATGGAAAAGAACGTCGGCCATTTCGGGTCGATCTTCAAGGGCGTCCTTGCCGGGAATCTTGCATCGTCAGCAATTCAGAAAGCAGTTGGAATGCTCGGCGAGCTTCCCAAAATGCTCGGAGAGTTTGCAGAGCGCGGAGATCAAATCGAACGAACCTCAAAGATACTCGGCATATCCGCGGACTCATTCCAGCGCCTCTCTTACGCCGCAAAGATTACGGGAACCCCTATTGATATAATGAGGGGCGGATTAGAAAAGCTGAACAAGGCCATTGGCCTCGGCGAGCGCGGCATGGGCCCACTCATCCATCAGGTCATGCGCCTTGACGGACCGCTGGGCGCTCAGTTGCGCACGGTAAAATCATCGGATCAAGCCTTCATGATGGTGGCCGACGCCGTGGCCCGAACCTCGGACAAGATGAAACAGGCGGCAATAGTGACCGCGGTGTTCGGCCGCTCGGGGCAAGAAATGCTCCCCATGCTCCTTGAGGGCAGCGCGGGACTTGAGAAGCTGAAAGCCTCGGCGAAGGATGTTATATCCGACAAGGCACTTTCTTCAGCCGATGTTTTCCGAAAGAACATGATCGACCTCAAGGAAAACGTGCAGGCGCTAAAGGATCGCGTTCTTTCTTTTGCCATAACACTCGCCGAGAAGTATCTGCCCCCGATCATGAAATGGCTCGATGCGAACCGCGAGATCATCGCCACCAAGATCGAGAACTTCATCGACCGATTTGCAACCGCCCTTGAAAACGCGCGCCCCGTTTTGCAATTTCTCTTGAAGGCGGCAGGATGGCTCATCAGCAACTGGCCCGTGCTCGGCGCCGTATATCTCGGATGGATCGCCGCGCAGATCGCGCTGGACGCCGCGCTGGATGCAAACCCCATCGGGCTGATCACCCTTGCAATCCAGGCGATGATCGTTGAGGTCCTCATCGTCATCCGCTACTGGCACGAGATCACCTCTGCCCTCGAAGCTTCATGGAATTGGTTCAATAAGCTTTTCGGGAATCCTTGGATAAAGATTGCCATGGCTGCCCTTGCGGAGCCGTTCCTCTTGGTCGCCTCTGTCATACAGACGATTATTGATCTCATCCAAGGCAAGGGACTCAGCTCGTTCAAGGATCTTATCAAGGCAGCGGGTCCTATTGGGATCGCCCTTGATTTGCTTGGGGTCGGAGGCGGAGCTAATGCCGGACACATTGCAGGTCCCGCGCGCGCACCGAACGAAGGCGGCATGTCGAATTGGAATTTCATCAACCAGGTGAATGTCGATAATTCAAGGGCTCCCGGCGTGAGTTCTCAAGTTTACGTAGCCCCCCCCATCACCGGACACCCTGGCTATCAGAGCGAAGGATAGATGAGCGACATACCTTCGATCCCGTGGATGCAACGCCTCCAGCCGCTCATCACGCTCACCGCTCCCAACGGCGTAACGCAATACTCATGCTACTGGCGCGGCGATGACATCTCGGGTGCGAAGGCAGTCCCGCAGTTCCGCTACCCGCTGTACGACGGGGTGAAGGTCCAGGACCTCGGCGCCGACGGCCTGTCATGGCCGCTGACGTTGACCTTCGAAGGCGACAACAACGACCTCACCGCGATGGCCTTTGCGAAAGATTTCCTCGCACAGCGCGGCAACTGGGCCGTACAGCATCCCGTCTACGGCACGCACAACCTGCAAGGCATTACGGTAAAGATTCTCGCGCACCCCGTTGACTCGGGAAACATCACGCAGGTGGAAACGACGTGGATCGAGCCCGCCGATGACAGCATAGGGACTTCCGTCGGCGAGCTCGGCGCACAGATCGTCGCACAGGCGGAGACGGCAAACGCATCCGCGCAGGCGGAACTTGCACAGATCAACACCGCGGCGACGAACATCTCGCAGACCGTTTTCTCGGGCTTGCAGCAGGGACTCAACTTCCTCGGCCTTTCCACGTTGCAGTCAATCGTCGCAACAGCCTCACTCGTGCAGGGGGCAATCAGCCAGACCTACCAACAGCTTGTCGCGGCAATCGCCGCCCCCGGGCTTGCACTGGATACCCTGGCGCAATTGTTTCAGACCATCGTGCAGGCACCCGCTGCGGTGGCCGCAACCGAGACCGCGCTTGTCGCAGGCTACACGCAGTTCATCGGCGACATAGTGGATTCGATCACGGGACTGATCACCCCGTCGGGAATCGCCGCCACGCAGACCAACGAGATGATCCTCGGCGCGGCGGTGACCGGCGCATGCCTTGCGGTTGCAAACAACGCCCCTGCCACGCGCGAGGAAGCGGTGACCGCGATCAACAATATCTCCTCCCTCTGGCAGGACGTGCTTTCGGCACTGGATGCCGTGCAAAATGCAAGTGCCGCGAACGACATCACGCAGTCGTATGTCACGTTCAGCACAACCTACACCGACCTTGCGCAGCTTGTAGGACTCACGCTGCAATACCTCCTGTCGGTGATCTTCGACCTCAAGGTGGCATACACGTTCACCCTTGACCGCCCGCGAGTGCCCTTCGAGATCGCGTGCACGGAGTACGGAAGCGAGTACGATGCGGCAGGCAATTCCTACGTCGACCTGTTCATCGCATCAAATCACCTCACGGGTGAAAGCGTCATGCTCCTGTACCCCGGCACGCAGGTGACGATCTACTCGGTGGCCGGATGAACAGCACCAGCGGTCGCCAGCTTCAATACTCGCCCTTCCAGGCTCCCGATCAAATCAAGATGGCCGCCAAGATGCAGGCGCAGATTGCGCGCATGGCGGGAACGGACAAGAACCTTTTCACGCTCATCCTCGGCACGCGCAAGGTCAAGGTGCTCACGGGGCACGTCTCGTGGGCAATTGATGAAATGGCAAGCGGCTGGACTGCGGAGATCGCATGGGTTCCGCCCCCGCTTTCCGGCTCCGACCAGGCGATACAGGATTCTGTTGCACCCTACGCCTACCCCTACGCGCAAGTCTTTCTCGGTCCGAACCTCGTGAACACCGGCTACCTCTACACGGTCACCAATTCCTTCTCCCTCGACGGCCTCACGAAAACCCTGGAAGGTGCATCGTTTACCGCCGACCTCGTGGATAGCGACCTACAGGGGCCTGCGGACGTAGGTGGCGCGGGCATCTTCGATTGGGAGAACATATCGGTCTGGAACCTTGCAAACCAGCTTTGCGCTGCGCTGCCCGTACCGATCAACGTCGTGACCGATCTGAATGAGAAGGTAGTTCCGACCGCGCAAGGCGATCTCGTACTGGATAACGCGCCATTCCCCTACATCCAGGCGGAGCCCACGGAGAAGTACGGCGAGCTATTCACGCGGCTTGCATTTCAGCGCGGCATGCTTGTCACCACAGACCAATACGGCGACCTGTACTTGACCGCGCCCAAACTAAAACAGGATCCCGTCGCCACACTCGGGGAAGGCGATATCAGGTCGTGGATCAAAATGATGTCATCGACCGCGGGTTCCGCGCACTCCCCGAAATGGGAAGCGAAGTTTGACGGCCGCAAGCGCTTCTATCGCTACACCGTCTATTGCGTCCCCGGCGACGGCGCACCGACTTCGGCTATCAGCTACGACCCTGGGATCCCGAACAATCGCATGAACGCAATCGTCACCCCCGACACCGGCATCGGTGCGTTGGGCATCACCGCCGCATGGAAACGCTCGCGCACGCTTGCCGATGCACTGACCATTCCCTTCCCCGTCACCTCGTGGTACACGCCGTCGGGTGCACTCTGGACACCCGGCACGATGGTCATGGTGCACGCGCCTTCGATTCACATCAACACGCCGTTTCAGTTCCTCATTCGCAAGGTCGAGTACATGTTCGAGCCGCGCGGGGCGACGGCCGTGCTTTCACTGCTTCCCCCGCAAGCGTACACCGGAGACCCGATCCCCGAAGGGATATTCTCATGAGCACGATCCGCATCGGTGTCGTCAAAGGCGTTCCGCCGAACAATACCGCGGGTCTTTCACTTACTACGGGCGTCGCGCAGCCGAAGAATGGACAGACCCCGTTCAAGGCTCGATTCGTTCAAGTGCAGGCGGGTCCCGCCGTCTACCTCGTTCAGCTCATCCCGCAGTCGGGAGAAGACGCATCACCGCCAAACGGCAGTATAGTCGCCATCCTTGAGTCTGCTGGCATCCGCCTCGGGGTAGCCGTGCAGGACAACGTACCGCCGTCGGTGGCGCTGAATCAGGGGGAAAAGCGCGTCTACGGCAGTGACGGCAGCGGTAACTTGCTCGGCCTCATCAAGTTCAAGGCCAACGGCAAGCTCTACATCGGAAACGCCAACCTTGACGCCAACCCGTCGAAGAACCCGCAATACGCGCCGCTGGGCACTTCGCTTGCCAACCTCATGAGCGCGCTTTCGAGTCTGCTTTCCGACCTCACCACGCTTGCATCCGCGCTTGCCTCGGCCACGACCATCGCCAACGTTGCCGCAGCGGGTGCCGCACTGCAATTGAACCTTCCCTCGGTCACGCAAACCATTACCAGTGCGCAGAACGCAATCGCCGCGTTACTGGATACAAGTCAATGAGTGCAACCGACCGATTCTCAGGCGAGCCCCTCATCATCCTCACGCAGGCGGGCGTCGATCAGTCGTGGTCGGGCGGGCAGCCGCTCATGGATCAAGGGCTTTGCAATCAGGCGATCCTCTCGCTTTTCACGCGCAAGGGCTGGGTCGGCAATCAATTCCTGCCGCTTGAATCGCAGATCGGAAGTGACTTCGAAAAGGCATGCGAGGAAGAGGCGATCACGCTGGCCTCGATCACCGCCACTATCCCCAACGCCGCACTTGCCGCACTCTCCTGCGACTACTTCAAAAACATAACGGTAGCCGTCGCCAACCCGAACGCCTGGAACCTCACGATCACGATTCACCTTGGCTCGGGGCAGACGCTCCTGCTTTCCAAGTCGGGCCTTAAGTGGGCGGCGCAAGCGAACCAGAATCTCACGGAGGAGAGTTGATGCCTGACACGATCCCCACCACGCAACAGATCGTCAACCGCATCCTCTCAAACCTTCAAGGGCAGTTGAACCAGACGATCCCGCCGTCACAGCGCGCATGGGCGAATGTGCTGGCCGTGGCCCTGGCGATGATCTCCACCTCCGAGTACAAGTACATGGCCTCACAGGTCATGGAAAACCTTGCGATCACCGCAACAGGCCCGCATCTTGACGTACTGGGCAGCGAGTACAACACCCCGAGACAGCAGGCGATATCTTGCATCGCCGTGCTCTCTGTACCCGGTACGCCCGCGACGATCATCCCGCAAGGCAAGATCATCGTGGACACGGCAACCGGAAACCTCTACGTCTCAACTGCCGCGGCCACGATAGGCGCAACCCCCGCGGCGGTATCGGTAACGGCACTGATTGCAGGATCGGCGACGAACGTCAGCGTGTCGGATACGTTTTCCCTTCAATCGGCTATTGTCGGCGTATCATCCCCTATATCGGTAAGGAATATTACCACGCAGGGAACGGATGCCGAGACCGATAGCGTCTACCGTGTGCAATTGCTTGCCGTCATCCGCGCGGTCGGCGGAGGGTCGAACACGGCGGACGTTGCCGTATGGGCGCAATCGGTACCCGGTGTTGCCATGGCCTACTGCTACGGCGGCCTTCCCTTCAACGGCCTTTTGCTGACGCCGAACGAGTATGCCGCACAGCTTGTCGAGATAATCGGCTCCCCGTCGTCGGGAACGTTCTCGCTGTACTTCAACGGGCAGGTGACCGCCCCGCTTCCCTTCAACCCGACTGCGGGACAGATCGCAACGGCCATGCAGGCGCTGTTCGGCGCGGGCTCCGTTTCCTGCTCGGCGCTTTCAAATGGAGCAGGATTCAAGGGCTTCATGCTCTCGGGGTTCTCGACCTTCGCCCCCGTGTTCCTTGCATCAAACGGCCTCGGAGGAGACACGAACCCCACGGTCTACGTATTCCCCAACGCCCCTCCCGCGCGCACGGTTTACGTGCAGTGCACGACCTCGGTCAACCCGCAAGGCATTCCCCCGGCGGCCATGCTCACGGCGGTCACGCAGGCGATACACTACAACGCGGCGGGTATCGCCAACCAGCCGCTTGGCATTACCATGGACGAGCTTTTCGTCATGCCCTGCACGTCAACGGGATTCTATGTCACGATCACGACGCTGAACCCTGGCAACTCGACGGCTGGCGTCGTGCAGACCGCGATTCAGACGGCCCTTGCCACCTACTTCTCGACGCAGGTGCAGCCCTACGTCGACGGGGTGACGCCCGTTTTCGCGCGTAGCGATTTGATCACGCAGGCATCGGTGACGGCCGTCGTGCAATCGGTGCTTCAAACCTACGGCGCCTCATGCGCATCGGTGGGCTTCGGGCCGACGCCAGGCGCGTTCCTTGCCACGTACCAGCTTGGCGAGGGCGAGCTTGCCAACTTCGCGGGAGTCACCTACCAGTAATGAGTGACCCGATCCAGATGAGAAACGTGCTGAATGCCCTGCTTCCCGAGGGACGCGCGCATGCACCCGTCGTCCCCGGCAATCCGCTGGATGAGTTCTACGAGGCACTTGCCGCGGCGTTGCAACTGGATCACAACGATTTCCAAACCCTTGTCAGCATCCGCAATCCCTACACGACCCCGATCCTCTCGGACCTTGAGCGCGAGTACGGGATCATGCCGTCGGCGGGCCAGACCATCGCCCAGCGGCAGGCAATCCTCCAGTACCACAAAACCGCGCGCGGCCTTTCGGGCCAGTGGTGGGTATTGCAAAACGCGATCAACGCGGCGGGATTCACGGGCGTCAACGTCCTTCCCAACGACCCCGCGGTCAATCCCGCGCCATTCCTCGGCGGGACCCCGCAGGCGTGGTGCGGTAATGCTACCTCCTGTTGCGGCTACTTCTCGTCGGGGGCGGGCGGGGTCGTGCTCATCACCTACACGCCGTCGGGTTCGGCGTACCTCCTGCTTGGGCCGGGGGAGTCACCTGGCACGCAGCCGCTATTCAAGTCGCAGGGACCGGCGAATGCAACGGTCAGGACAAGCGGCGGATTTTTCTCCTTCTCGACGTTCACCGTGCCAACCGTTGCCGCATACTCGCAGTACATCCTGCTCGGCCCGGGGGAGACGCCGGGGAGTCAACCTGCTTTCGAATCGCAAGGTCCGCCGAATGCGAACTATGCGAAGTCCGGCGGCGTAACTACGGTCACACCCGTGTATACTGCGGTCTGCTCATCTCCTACCAACGGGCAACTTGTCGTCAACGGCCAGCAGTACCAGAACGCGGGAGCGGTCCTCGGGTGCGGCTCGGGCATCTGGTGTCACCCGGTGTACGCGGGGCAGTACAACAATAACGAATGCGGGAGTTTCGTCTACGCGATCCAGTTGCTTTCGCAGTTCGGGCCACCGCAGGATCCCGGGCGCTATCCGCTGGTGTTCTTTGTCGGCGGCTCGGCTACCTATGATGCGGCGGGGCATCTGTTGACGATATCCAACTGCAACGTGCCCCCGACGCGCGTGCAGGAGCTTGCGACTTTGATCTTGCGCTACAAGCCGCTTCACACGTGGGCGGCGCTACTCATGAACGCGGTATAGGAGGATAGTGATGATAGCTTACGAATCGATGGGATTGATCAATTTCTCGGGCGTGTTTCCGAACACATCCGCGATCAACGCGACCTCGGCAGGTGCAACCAACGGCACGCCGCTCATGGCCGCATGGCTGAACGACGAATGGGCGTTCTGGCAGTCAATCCTTTTCCTCGCGCAGCAGATGCCATCGGGTGTATCGGAGGCGTGCCCCGCATCCGCGACCGCCGCACTCGGCGCGGCACAGCAGAAAATCCAGTCACTTGAAATGAAGTTCGGCGCCCCCGGCGAGCTCGTATTCGACTTCATCACCCCCGGGTCAGGCACCTACCCCAACGGCGGTGCGCAGGCCATGACATGGGGCGCATCCACCGGCGGGCCCCCGACGCGCTACCAGTACCGCCGCGTGCTTCCGCTTCAAAACCAGCGCGTGCTCATCGCCTCGTACCCCGACCTATGCGCGGCCCTGTACTGCGGCGACGGATCGAATGCGACCGCCGACTACTGCTACAAGTCAACCGACTCAGGCGGCGTGACACACTCGACGTCGGGCACCTACTTTACGCTTCCCGATTGCCGGGGGCTTACGCTTCGCGGAATCGACTGGACAAAGGCGCACGACCCCCTCGGCGACATTCGTGGCGTAGGCAACGCCCACGGCCTCCTTGCCAGTCTGCAGCAGGATGCGTTCCAGGGACATTGGCATAACGCTAAGACCGACACTGCTCTCGGGGCTGGAGGTCTTTCTGCTATACGTCCTCCCGGTGCTAGTACAGATTCATCAACCGTAAAAGACCCGGTGACCGACAGCGTCAACGGCACCCCGCGAACGGATAAAGAAACCCGCATGTACAACTTCTCGTGCAACATCGGAGTGAGGTATTAGCATGAAAACCGTGATCCATCAAATCGTTGACGGCTATGACGTGGTGCTCGGCTTCGGGCAAGCGGCGGTCGACCCCGTAGCGTTATCCGCGAAGGTGACCCCGCAGCTTGCGACAACCGTAGAGGCAGGGGCATGCGCATCGCTATCGCAGGCGATCAACGCGGCCGCACTTTCTCAGGCGCAATCAACATCGCAGGCGATCTACAACGAGCGCACTGCGGCGCTGAACGCGCTCATCGCGAAGTGGGGGCCGCTATCGGCGGCACTGGACGCACGGCACACGGCGTTGAACGTGGCACTCGACCAGGACCCCAGCGTGCACTTCACCCCAGGGTCGTTTGACAGCGTGAAAGAAGATTTCCTGCTTGACCCGCAATTTGCCACGCTCTCGGCGATCACCGATGCGCAAGCGGTAAACCCGCAGCGGTGCATGATCTGCATCGACACGACGCTGGTAGTCGACAATCGCGGTACGCTTTACTGGACGCAGGCGGGCGGCATCTGGACGCAGGCGCTCATCACGACACTGGGGGCCACGGTCCCCGACGGTGCAACACTGGACGCCGCACTCACAGCAGACCAGCGCACGCAGATTGCGGCACAAGCAGAGGCCGCGCGCGTGGCTTCCCTCTCACCCGATGCGGCACTTGCCGAGGCCACGGCGCAGCAGCAGGCGGCAAAGGCGATAGTCGCGGAGGTGCAGACGGAGGTCACTGCGGGTGTATCGACGGCCGCGCAATTAGCGTCGGCGCAAGCGGTCTACGCGCAAGCGCTGGAGGCGATCAACGCGAAGTACGGATTGACGCTGGAATAAAAAAAGCGGGGCCTGCGCGCTCACCCGCATCCCCGCTCTCTCTTGCCCCGTCGAAAGGCGGGGCTTTTCTATTTCTTCTTCGACCAGCATGAGGCGCAAATGCCTTCCATACCCTTACCAAAGTCCTTGCTTCCGCAAAGCTTGCAGGTGAATCCCTCCCACTTCTCATTACCAGTATAGCCGAATATCTTGAGAATCGGGTTCGCTTCCTCCCTTGCTTCACTCACTGGGTCACCGCCTGCACGGGGCCGCCGGCGTAGAGCGTGGGCGTGGCAAGTGTGGCCGTGGCCGTGTTCACCGCCGCCTGATACGTGCCTGTGGCATCGGTGTAGAAAAGCACTCCGCCGACAACCGACCACGACTCGATAGTGTTCGCATCCGTCACAAGCGGTGCGGCCGTCCCCGTGGAACCTGCGAGCTGGACAAGGGAAATCGTTTGTGCGGTGGCGGGGCCTGCATATACTTGTCCGCCGGACCAAATCCAGTTCGATACGCCGTTGATCTGCGGGACTGATGATGTATCATAAGAGGCAATAGTGCTCGCCGTGGCAAGCCATGACTGCGGACCATTCGAGAAAATGGTCTGAGCCATATTAACTGTCTGCCCGACGTTCTGTTCCCCGTATGTTTGATTCGTCACGACAGAGCGAGCGATATAGATTCCGCCGTTCGTTCCAAAACCAGACGAGGATACGACCTGCGGATTGGTCAAGTCAAAAGTCACCGAATACAGATCAAGGGCAACACCCGTAGCCAACTGCGGAGTGCCCGTGTAGATCGTATCGTTCATAACAAAGTACATGAGATTCGTCGATGGATCGACAAGATTCCATGCCGTTCCCGAACGACTGCCGAGTGTATTTGTCGCCCACATATAGACCAAGGGGTATTGACTGATGTTGATCTGTGTGGAGCCTGATATTGCCGCCGCTTGGAATCCGCCCCCTGAAAGACTATCGGTTGCAACCATCGTTCCATTGTTGTCAATCAATATCGTCGCATTCAAATCCCATGGTGTGGGCGAAGTACTGAGAATACCATGTGCGCCAGTGAAGCCGCTACTACTCACCTCCGCGCACGCGCCTGTTGCAAGCGCGCACGACCAGATACCGCCGCCGCTCTCGTACCACGCCTGCGATCCCTGCGCGTAGATCAGCGCCCAATTGTCGGGCACGACCTGTACCGATGCCAGCGCTCCGGTTGACATGTCAAGTGTGTCCGTGCCTGCACCGCCTGCATAGTTATAGGTGAAAAGGATGTACTGCGCGGTCAACTGCGCGGCTTGCGTGATTGTCACCTGCACCGTTGCACCCGTGTCGTCGGTGAAGTCTACCGTCTGCGGCTGTCCGCCTGCGGTGATCTCCCCGAGTGTTGCACCCGTTGCCGTCACGATGTCACGGCCGGATGCCGAGCGCATTCTGCGCATGGCGACGGTGCGCGATGCACCCGATTGCAGGAACAGCCCGCGCGGCGAGGCGATCCGCACCTTTGCAGGCGCCCCGTGCCCGCCGTGCGTCACGCCCGTGATCGACGGATTGCACGCGGCAAGCGCAAGGGCGAGAACGATTGTCAGCCACTTCATGATTTTCCTCCTTGTACTTGACGATAGGGCCAACTCGATGACCCCATGTTCAACAGAAACAATCGGCGAATGAATCCCGGGCACCACGGGGGAGACGTCCAAGGGTACGTTACTTCACCCGTTTCATCGTTTTGGATGTAGGGACGTTTGATGAACCGCCTCGCGCGAAGGCAATACAGATCGACATGCCATGAGTCAGCAACCACCCCTTGACGTGAGAATAGGCAACGCGCGCAGTCACGCCGACTAACTTTTTCCGCCCTCCCGCCATGTTATCCCTGATCGCCTCCAGCATCAACACGTGCGCACCCGTGGGCGAGCGCAACCCCTGCTCCCAGTGGTGCACCGTTGCCACGCTCAGGCGCAACTTGCGCGCGAATGCCTCCTGCGTCAGCGCCCCACGTATCGCGCGAACATCGGCGTGCGTCATGCGGGTTGCTCGAAAAACGAGTTGTAGCCCATCCAGTATGCTCGAGCATCGGGATTCTCTATTCCCGATCGTTGCATGGAGAGATAGTCCTCATTCGGGATCTCCGCATTCGTGTCGGGTTGAACCGTCGGTTCTCCCTGGGAAACCACCGTATCCTCGGTGCTGATAAACTCTGCAAACTCGCGCCCGAAATCCTGTTCTGTTTTCATGCCATTCCTCCTAATATCCATCATCGTCGCCGCGCGTCATTTTTCGGAAATGCAGTTTGCGCGAATCCCATTCGTACATGATCTCGTCAGCGGGATATCCCTCGGCTACCAGGGTCCGTAGGAGCCCGCCAGCTACCAGGGCGTCCATGTCAGACTGGCTTTTCGCGTTCTTCGTGGCATCCTCAATCCGATCTCTTATTGATGTTGTCATGCCTATAATCTATCACGTAGTACTACAGAGCGCAAGCAAAATCGCACGATTCTCTGAAAATATATTTCCGCGTCATTCCCCCGACTTGGCACGCTTCTTTCATCCTGAAAACCTGTTGTGCTTGCTCAAGTTTTCCTTGGCCCATAGTGGCTGTAGATTTGACCAGTGATGGGCGACAAAGAAAGGGGTACTATGCTCCTATCGATACGAGATACTTCATGGTCGTCTTGACGTCGCTGTGATTGAGCAGTTTGCACACGCGATAGATGTCCTTGTCCTTCCGGTATTCGCTCACGGCATAGAAGTGCCGCAGGTCGTGCACGCTGTAGGCATGCGCGATCTCACCCGTTGCCGCGAGCCGTCGCGTGATGCGCTTGAAGTGCGCGGCAGTCGTCCCCGCTTTCACGCCCTCAAACGGCCGTCGCCCGCGATCGCGGATAGCCGCCAGCACGCGCCGGGGGAGCTCGCCCGTCCACGCCTTGCCCTTGCTCGTGGTCGCAAAGCGCGTGCCCGTCACCGTGAGGCCCGCAAGTGCGCCGATCCTCATTCCCCTGTAAGCCATCACAATCACCGATGCCTTGAGATCTGTCATATTTCCTCCAGTATGCGCTGGATCTCTTTCGCGCTCGGAATCATGTGCTCCGACGGAGCCTCCGCGCGTCGGTTGATCTTAATGAACGGCGTTTGCGCGATCACCCGCCATTTCACGAGCGTAGAGTACAGCGACGACACCGACGATATCGCGCTGTTCACGCTTGCAGGCGCGCCCGCCAAGTCCTTCGCAAACAGATCCGCGTGCATGGGCTCAGCTAACAACGGGTGCACGCCCTGCGTATCGCACCACGCCTGCCACTTGCGAACGGCGTTTGCATACCGTCGCGCCGTCTCCGGGCTCTTCTGGGCATGAACGGCAAGAAACTTTTTCACGATATCATTGAAGTCCACGGACAGCGCGTCGATCTGACGATCCATTTCCTTCACCAGCCGCCCGCGCACAGCCTCGCGGAAAACCTTCTGCTTCCCCTCGGCGTCCAGGTCGGCCAGCCGCGGGAGTGCAGGTGCTTCAGCGCGCGTGGTGAGTGCGCTATTTCGCATAGGGGCACGGGGCGTAGTGGATCTGATCACCATTCTCATCGACATGCCGACCACAATCGCAATAGTTCTGCGCATCCCCCTGCGGCTTCTGCTCATGGCACGGACAGGCGCACTTCTCTCCTACCACGTGCGACGGTTCACAGTAGTGGGGGCACAGCGGCTTCTGCGGCGAGGTGCTATCCTCTCGCCAAGTACCGGCCAGCCCATCCCAATGCATCCCCGTGTGATCTCCCGCAATGTCTCCCTTCTGGGCGGCGTAGTCGCGGGCGAGGGCGGAGGCTCTATTTTTGAGCCTTTCCACCCATTCGACAAGGTACTTGGTAGGCCATGCCAGATGTATTGCATTCGAAAGATTGCCAAGCTCGGAAACCATAACCGGGTCGTGATACAGTCCCGGCGCGGAGGCGCGGAGGGCCTTCTCATCCGCCATTCTTCCGAGATATCCCTTGGCGGCATCGGACAATGGTGTTTCCGTTGAACTTGCCACAGCAAGTGGAGAGGATTGGAGGTTTTCGATTGCGTACTCCATGTCCCGGATCGTCGCTTTCCACGATTCACCACCGCGCTCTTTTAGCCACGCAAGAACGGTCGATGCGAGCAGTCCCCCTCCCGCCCCCTCGAACAGGGCGCAGATGCGGCGCGCGTAGGTGGTAAAGGAAAGCGTAACTCCCTCTCTTAGATTGAGCCCTTCGGTGAATAAGTCGGCCAAGGCATCCCGAACCTTCGCAACTAAATCCTCAGAGGCCACGGCATCGGCAGGCGGCGGGGAGGCGCTCTCTGCCTCGTTGGTTGGCCATGATGAGGGTAGGTCACCTAATGAATCCACGTCAGCCTCCATGGCGGCGAGATTCTTCCGAGCCTCGTCACGTTCATACTGCAAGTGCTCGGCGTCCATCTTCAACTTCTCGATATCTGCCTCGGCACGTTCGGCGCGTTTGAGTAACCCGCTGGTCTCCGCACTCAGAGCCAACTCCAGCTCCTCGATGCGCTTCATGACAGTTTGCAGACGATGTGGAAGGTCGGTACATTCCCACTCCTTGCGTACCTGATATTCAGAGGTTTTCCGTGAGATCATAAGGTGACATTCACCAATAGCATCACGGAAATAGACATTCAAAGACTCAGAGGCGGCGAGTTTTTGGGCCGCTTCTTCGTTCTTAGCAAGCCTTTCCTCGGCCATGTACACAGCGGCGGCGTACCCCTTTTCCACGGCCTCAAGGTCGGATATGATGTCCCATACCAACTTACTGACAAGACTACCTTTCAAAGCATTTTGAACGACACCCTTGTCAAACCGATCAGTCCATTCCTTTGCTGTCATATCAACCTCCAAATAAGTAGGGCCTACTTGCTCGAAACCGAATGACCAGTAGAAGAGTGGTGAGCGTTCCCCTCGGCTTCCGTCATGTCTCGCATCATGCAGTCATCACAGGCCCACGGCGGAGGGGTGCGGAAGAAGGCGTGCTCCTCTGCGATTTCGCTTTCCCACTTGCCTTGGGCAGCGTCGATTGCTTCCCGAAGCGTTGGAGCATTTAGAGTTGCGATCTTCTCAGGGTTGACTTCGACTTGAAATGCCGTGGCCTTCCCTGTTTGGTTGCGGAGGCCAGAGAGATAGACTTCGACGTAGTTATCGTCGTAGGTCATCACGTGTTCCAGCCAGTCCAACCGTTGTGAATCCCGCAGTCCCGGATCGGCAGGCGGCGGGGAGGCGCGATCAGGAATATTTTCTACCGCTTTTTGGGAATATTCCTTATGCCTTTCATCAATCCAAAGGTGTTCGACAACGTTGCAGTAACCGAGGATTGGACCCTTGTGCCGATCGTGAACGCGAAGGGCATCCTCTCTTCGTGCAAACCTTATCGCGTCGTTGATGTCGGTCGTCCATCCGAGGAAATCCCCGCCCGCCCAGTAACGAGGAGGCTCTCCGCTTACATCTTGCCTTCGCTCGATCAGCCAAGCCTTTTCCTCGTCGTTCGCTCGCCACTTCATCGCATCCCGGACAAGCGCGTCATATTCCTGTTGACTGAGCGCTCCCCCCGCCCCCTCGAACAGCGCACAGATGCGGGTGGCCTCTTCGCATAGTTCCTGTTTCCATTCAACACTCTTATCGTCCCAAGGTAGATCATCAGGATCATTTACATACCATCGACATAGTTCCCGCGCTACCTGCTCCACACGCGAAGGCTGTGCCGGCGGGACACCGAGGCGTTCGGTCTCAGCATCCGATAGGCCAGTGACAAACTCTATCGAGGGTTGGACCGCACTCGCCGTTTCGACATGTGACGGGGTGCCGTGAACGGGGCACACGGATGAGGTGTAGGCATTGACACACGTACATTGCGGAGTGTGGAGGATGGCATCAAGAATGTGATCCAGTGTATCGCATCCCCATTTCGGGATATACCATTTTCCATCCAGCAGTTGACTCCCCTCTGACGTGCCATTGTCGGTCTGGATGTACTGCGAGAGAACAGCCTCCCGCAGGCCCCCCTCCCCGAACAGCGCACAGATGCGGGTAGCGACTTCTTCCACCGTGTGTTCGCCAGTAGACAATATACACTCGTCGTAAAAATGTGGTATGATCGTGACAAACGATTCAAGCCAGTCATGCCATTCTTTCGCGCTACGCATTTTCCCTCCTATCGGTAAGCAAACATACCAGTTACTTAACTCTCAAACGTTATCGCCCATACCCACGGATTGGATTCCCACGAGTAGCCGCGCTTGGCGTTGATGGAATCCCACACGTGCGTGAAAGCTTCCCGTGCGGTCGGCCAGCACTGGAGAGTACCCTTGACCGCATGAATGCCGCCGAGGTAGTAGCCACCGCTAAACTCGATGCCCTCCGCCTTCGCATCCTCCTCCGTGATCTCGTTCACCCTCTGCACGCGCACGTCCGTGATGCGGAGCGTGAGACGTGACGCCCAGCGCGGCATGTGGATTGCGGGAGTCCAGCGCGGTTCGATGATGCACCCGCCATCAGCGCGGTACATGATGCTATCGGCAAAAAAGTCGCGCTCGGCGTCGGTGTAGCGTTTGGCAAACGTCTCCCGAACCCAGAGCAGATCACCGGGTTGTCCGTAGGGACACGCTGGGGGCTTTTCGTTGATGTAGGTTTTCCCGTTCTCTCCGGGATGCTTCCATCCGAAGTATTCGGCGCCGATAGTGCCTTCGTGATACTCGGGTTGAGGTTTCACGACCCGCCTTGTTTGAGTTTTTCTATTTTCCAGAATTGCTCTTACCATTGGCCCTGAGAATAGAATTGGACTTGTGCGGACAGATTCCACCATTTCTCTTTCGCCCCTGATTACAGTTGGCGCAGAGGAGTTGATATCCTTCATGCGGGAACCCTCTTTTTTTCAGCCACGCATAACATGCTTTCGAGCCCCTGCCTATTTGACGACGATGTGCCGCTCCGTCGTTTTGAGAATGGTCTATTTCCAGAAATGCCTTCTCCAATTCCCCGCAACATGAACATTTCCCGCCATACGCACCGATAATCTCCACTCGCAACGCAGCATATCGAACCCTCTCGCGTTCGGCATTCTTCGCGAGATGAATTGGGGAAAGCTCTTTTCGGCGAGCACGTATCTTCTTGCGATTCTTCTTGTACTGAGAGCGTTCCCGTTTTTTCACCTTCTCCGCATTCCTCTTGTAGTAATCCCGATCCGCTTCTATCTTCTTTTGCTTTTCTTTGTACGGCATACCCGCCATGGTAACGAAAGACACACTTTATGTCAAGCGTCTTTCGGCCTTCGAGGATCGCGCGCACCATCGCAGATTGGAATAGTATTGGTCTCTCTTTCACTTTCACTACCTCACCGATATTGTCTGTTACCCTGCACATGCCGCATTCCTTGCAATCAGGGCAGGGCGCGCCCATTGCCTTTGGAATAGCATCCACTTCGGGTCTCTATTGCCCTTTCTGTCCCTGTAGAGCATAGCCATTGGAAACATTCCAAGAACCGTCACGCAGTAGCACAGTCGATCCTCTGCTTTTTCAATTGTATCTCCGGGGTATCCGATGAGAACGTACACGCGGAGTTTGTGACGATTGAATCCAGCGTCATGCAATCTCTTCGCGGCTTCTACGAGCGGTTCGAGGTCATCGTCTGTGTCCCAAGCAAAGAACATTTGCTCAATGCGAGACGCGGCCAGAAGCTCTATATGCCAATCCTTCAATCGTGCCGCTTCCAGACCCCCCGTAAATTGCGCTCGTTCCTTCTGGCGAGCGAGCATAGCAAACACTCCTCTAATGTGATCCTCCGAACAGGCCAATAAATTGTCATCTAAAATGTTGAAACCTTCGCGGATCGGAAGCTCGCGAACCTCTTGGCCTTCACGCCTCCACACTGAACAGAACCAGCACCGATTCGGGCAACCCCGTGAAGTGATGAGATAGCCGGGTTTGACGTACTGCCCGGGGGTGAAATCATCTCCACGCATTCCCGTTGCTGGTCCACCGATCCTAACGGGGGCAACGTGTGACCATTCTTTTGAAAGCCGATCAGCCTCGGTGAGATCCCACGTAAAGAGCACTGAGATATGGATCTCATCAGCTTCATCGGAAAAATCCGGAAGCCCCACCCTTGCCAGAGAATCGGTCGGGG